CCAACCTCGCGTACGCCAACCTCGCGGGAGCCAACCTCACGGACGCCAACCTCGCGGACGCCAACCTCGTGGACGCCAACCTCGTGGACGCCAACCTCGCGCGCGCCAACCTCGCGGGCGCCAACCTCGCGGACGCCAACCTCGCGGGAGCCAACCTCACGGACGCCAACCTCGCGGACGCCAACCTCGCGGACGCCAACCTCGCGGACGCCAACCTCGCGGACGCCAACCTCGCGGGAGCCAACCTCGCGGACGCCAACCTCGCGCGCGCCAACCTCGCGCGCGCCAACCTCGCGCGCGCCAACCTCGCGCGCGCCAAATGGCGCAATGGCATCGTCATCCAACGCGCTCCGCTGTTCGTCTACGGCCTGACTTGGCCAGTGACCATTCTCGACGATCACATGCAGATTGGCTGCGAATTGCACACGCTGGCCGAATGGTCGTCCTTCGACGATGCTCGCATTACGAAGATGGACGGCCGCGCTGCGCTGAAGTTCTGGCGTGCGTATAAGGATGTGCTGCTGGGGCTTGCCACGGCTGATGGTCGCGGCGTTATCAAAGTGGCGGCTTAACCACGCGCAATCGGAGGAGAGTGAGATGCGCTCGAAAACAGATGATACTTGGGATGCCCTGAAAGAAGCGATACGCCGTCTTGATCACGCAAAGTCGAAATATGAAGAAGCGAAGGTTTCGGAGCACGCGGCTTATGAGGCTCATTGCGAAGCGATGGATGAGGAGGACGAAGCAGAGGAACAGGCGCCCCGCTAGGCGCCTTTCTTCACCTTCGGCTTCACGCCATCTCCCACCCAATGGCTCACCGACCGCGCGCCGACGCCCAACCACCGCGCCAGCGTCGATTGCCGCAACCCACACGACAGCCACTCCCGCATCAACCCCACGTCGCGCATGGACGGCTCTACGTTGGCACGTGAGGCCATCTCGGCCACCATCCGATCCTGATGCACCAGGGCGGCGTCCTGTGCCCTCCTGAGCCCCTTGCGCTTCTTCTCCAAGGCCTCCGGCGTATAGGCGTGGGCAAGTCCAGCGAGCGACTGTTCACGTGGCGGCGCCATTCCCCGCCGCGTAGTCACCTGCGCCAGCCGGTATGATGACTGCCGCCAGTGCGCCTTTGCCGCCTCGCTCATACGGGCACGGACTTCGGGATCGGCTAGGGATTGGCGCGCCGTCTCGCTGCGGCTCATGGCATGCACCCGACCACGCGCCAGATCACGTACCACGCCAGGCCTGAGAGCGCGATTATGAGGAGGATGTCGCGCACTGGAGCGCCTTCCTCCGCGCCGCGTATCGCATGACATACACCGCCTGCGTCGTCGTCCCGAACCGCTCGGCGATCAGCGCGCTCGCCACTGCCTGCTCCGTCAGTTGCATGGTCTTCGCTTCCCGCTCCGACAGCGACAGCGGCGCGCGCTCGAACACCAGACCGAGCTTCCTCCGCGCCTGCGATGCCAACGCGCTGACGCACTCCGGCGACGTATCGAGTTCCCGCGCCAGGTCATGCCGCGTTCGGCCCAGTCCCAACTGCTCCAGCACGTAAGCCTTGCGGTGGGAAATACCGTCGTCGCGCGGCTTGGATTGCCAGCGCAGCCCGAGACCGCGTAGCGCACATGTAAGCGTTGCCGGTCGGATGTGGTACTGCCTGGCGAGGCCGCAGAGGCTGTCACCAGCTTCCAAGCGCTGGGCGACTGCGCGGTATTCGTCGAGAGAGAGGGCGGAGCGGTAGGGGTGGAGAAGGGGAGTCATGGGGAGCCAGCTATACGTTTCACAAACGCCAAGTCGGCGGCTTCACGAGCTTTCTCTGCGGCTTTCGCCATCTCGGCGGCACGCGTTTCCTGTTCGTGATACCGGCTAGTCACCGCCTCGCACGATTCCCATCCCGGCTGCCACCCTCGTATCGCGACATACGGATTTGCCGGATTTGTTTTTGTCGTAGTCCTGTGCGCGCAAATCTCCATCGCGCGGTCGAGGTCGGAGGTGGAAGGCGCTTGCATACCCTCCAACATCTCCACGCAATGCGTCTTACATTCGATCGTGATGGTAACTTGGGCGTCGTCGTTGGCGCTAACCGGGGCCTGCTCCGGCTTCTCGCCAGACAAGGACGCCGTAACGGAGCCGTCTCCGTAACTCTTACTGTTCCAAAACCGCAATACGCATTGGCCGTATTGATTCGCGTCAGGGCACGTTGGGACTATAACTACGTGCCCATCTGGCATCGTCATTTGCGTTGGTGGGTTATTCTGGTCGAAACCCATCGAGTCATACGACGGAGGCCATGTCTGGCCAGGGTGGATCACTGCTCCCTCCTGTGCCCCCGCCCTACCACACACCACCCCGCAGGCGAGCACGAGCGCGGCGATGCGGGTCATGGAGTACGACCTTTCGTGTCATTGCTTAACCAATAGGCGCCGGCTGTAATCAAGCCAATCCCAGCGCCCATCAGAGATGTTGGCAAAGACCTTCCTGCCTCATGTGCGATTGCTCCGCCAAGGATAAGACCAAAACCAAAGCCACTCATGCATGCAAACGCCAAATCCTTGGTCGTCATGTCGGCGCTCCATACAGCCCGGCGGCGAGACGATCGGCGAGGGCGCGACGGGCAACAATAGTGCGTTGGAACACCAACGACACCGTGTCTCCACCTCGAAGATCCACGATCGCCTCAATCGTCTCTGCATCCTGTCGAAGCGCTAGGATGATTTCCTCGATCTGCGCCCGCGACATCCGCTCCGCCTCCAGTTCGTGAATGCGCGCCGACGCTGCCCGCAGCATAATCGAAATCGTGTTGTCGCCAAGCGGCATATTGCCTTTATCGTCCCGCATAAACGCCATGTTCTGCTCGAACGTCTCGGCCCACACTTCTAGTTTGCGCCCTATGTCGTCGCTCACGTTCCCACCCCACACATAAAATCCTCCAACCTCTGCGCGAGTCGTCGCCGCCGCTCCCAGTCCGCAGTTAACTCCAGTTCGCGCTTGGTTCCCCACTCGCGCGTGGCGTACGTGTAAAGGTCGTCAGCGGCCATGCGCAGGGAGTGGATGACGAGCGTTAGTTCGTCGCGGGTTAGGGTAGGGGTCATCGGTGCTAGCCTCGGATCTTGTAGCGCTCTAGCACAGCGAGGAAATCGCTCCCATCATGGGCCGGTTCGTAAAACTCCCCTTGCGACCATGCGCGTCTGGCGTTGTCAGCCTTCATGCCTTCGATCTCGCCAAGGCATGCGACGGCGCGCGCCATCAATTCTGCCGCCTCCATCATCCCACCAGCCGCCTCGTTCATCCGACTTGCAACTTGTAAATCGCTCACCGCCCCCTCCTGACCTGCCGCACGCTCTTCACCACCGCCTCGACGACCAGCACGAGCAGGACAACGCCGATCAGGCCTTCGAGTGCGCCGGAGATCAGATCAGCTGGGAACATCTGCTACCCCATCAGCCGGTAGATGAAGCGCGCGACGTTCGGATAATTGCGCCTCAAGGTCCAATGAGAGATCATAAACCTCCATGATTTTTTGCATATTTGGACCGTTTAGTTCCTCGAACTTTAATAAGCATTCTTCTGGAGAAGAAACGAACACCGGATAATCTTCCCAGTCGAACATGTCGCATACTACGAACATGTGGGTCGCGTTCTTCTCTATTGCCCACGCTAACCAAGCACGGATGTCGTCTCTCGTAATGCTCACGTCTGCACCTCCTGTTGCGTTGTCACCGCGCGCTCCGCTTCCACTGTCGCGATCAACGCGCGCAAGAGGGCCAGTGCAGATGTCGGACCATACGAGTTGCCAATCTCCTTTTGCTCGCCTATCCGTTTTCCGCGTGCCCACAATGATGCGTGATATGCTCCGAGTTGCGAGCGACACGCATCAGAAACTGTGTTCAGCGTGAATGGCCACCCCCTCCGCTCGATCTCTGCGATGACGGCGCCGATATCCCCCGTCCAGTCCGCACGAATCGTGTTGCCAGCAGGATTCGGAAACAGGAATAGAGAAATGTCCCTGTGAATGTCCCGATCCGCTCCGCTCAACGTCGCCAGCCGCTCAGAAAGTTCCGACATTCTCTGCCTCCTTAGCACGAGCGATGATGGCTTCATGCCGTTCGATCCAAAAAACCTCGAATGGATCTGCTTCGGCGTAGGCGTCACGCACCGCCGCTCGCAGCGCGTCGATCTCGGCCACAAGCAACTTCAGATCCGGCTCATTGGCAGCGCGATGGGGGCCGGCGAAATATTTCCGATATTCTCGGATCACGTCATCAACCGTGCGTTCCGACATTTTTTGCCTCCCAACATGGACAACCAGTGTGCGGCCTTTTCCGACTGATACTACTCTCAGAAACTTTAGGCATCGATTGCTCAAATCCGAGCCAATATCTAGACTTTGGCATCGCAATCTCCGGCATTTGCCATTGACACCTTCCATCACCAAACGGATGGAGATTCTCAGATTTCGTGCGCTGCCACTTTGCCAATCGGCAATTGAGGCAGGATAATGTGTTATCCGACATTCTCCCCCTCCTTCACCCAAAGCATCTCCGCCCGGTTCATCGCCAATCTTGCCGACTCGTACCGTCCGTCCAGCGCGCGCCCGTCTCGGCCCAGTACCCACGGCCGGTGCAAGTGGTGCGACATGCGCGAGACGGTGAAGGGGCCAGCGAACCAGGCGAGACCGTAGCGGCGCCAGGAGAGGGGGTCATGGTCACTCATAGGTCACGTCTTTCATGTCGCGCAACGCGAAGTCGCGAAACACTTCTTTCTCTATGTCCCATGCGTTCATGAGCCACTGTGGTTCTGGATGGAATGCGGTAGTTCCGAACCAGATAGCGGCCGGATCTAATTTCCGAACAGACGTTTCATTCCGCCAGTTGGTGTAGGTGCAGACGAGACGATGGACGCCTTCGATCAGGAGTTCATGCTTGTCGCTCACGTCCCCTCCTCCTTCACGTCCCGCCCCTTCAACCATCGCCGCAGCGCCTCCTCCACCAGCGCCGCAAGCTTGCGATCCTCGGCGGACGCGATCTCGGCGAGCGCTTCCTTGATGTCCGGCGACACGCGGACGCCTAGATGAACGGTTCTTGCCATAACCACATCATTGTAGCGTTTGCGAGCGGATGCAAGCGGATTTTGCTTGACGGGGAGGATTGTGGTGTGGGAGGATGTGTAGGTCGAGACGTTGTGCCAACCGGCTGAGATGCTCATTGGGAGCAGACAGCCGATGTTCATGCGAGGACCGTCGTCCATGCGCGAGAGTTTCCGATGTCCCACCCAGACCATCGTGTTTTTGGAAAGCAATACCTGGTACTGATCGACCGTCGGCCGCCATCGCGTTCGGCATAGTGCCGGGCGCATAACCCGCCTCTCTGGCAACGCTGGGGAGGCGGTCCAGGAGACGGAAACCTACGCAAGCGCGTGAGAGAAAGCAGCCTAGTCAGCTACCCCATCGGACAGGGGGCAACACCGCGTCTGGCCCGTTCAGGTGACTCCTGAGCACCAATCCTCATAGAGGGTGGTTTATGAGACGCACACACGTTCGAGCGCTTGCGTAGACTTCCGATACGAAATCGCCGCATATTCGGTGCCGGACTCCACGTCTAGAAAGGACGCAAACACCGACCGAACGGGGACGCAATATCCGGCAAGAGCCGCCCCGGGCAGCCAGTGCTTAATCAGGAGACAACCGTAGAATCCAGTAGCTGGCCCAACGGTGACAGGCTGGAGAGACAGCCACCTACCGCCGATTAAACGCATCCGCAAAGCGCCGAGCCGCAACCGTCTTCACCTGCCGTGGCTCACGTGGCTTCGAAACTAGCTTTTTCTTCGGTGGCGCCGTCAGTTCGAACGCCGGCACCTGCACGCTAGCACCGACAGGCCATCCCCAGCCCCGTAGAGCGGCCTCCACGTCCTCCAGAGACCGGCATATGGCGTAGGGGAAGCCCTGCGCTTCCAGGAGCTTCTGAAACTCTTTCTGGGCTTCCGATTGTGGGGTATCGACTTTCAGTTCAATATGAACGTGGCGTCCGTTCCACCAAATCATCATATCGCTCAGTCCAGCCCGAACGCCCCTAGCGTGAAGCTTTTGACGTCTACTGGCGTTCATCTTCACGCCATGATCGACAGATCGTATGACGGCGCCGGAAGGGAGGGCTACGCGGAGGTATTTGCAAACCGCGATCTGAAGCAATTCCTCCGGCGTAAAATTCCAGGCCATGCCTTATTTCACCTTTGACGTTCATGCCGGCTGCGGCGCAATGTCGGTGGCGGAGCGGTTGTCTCCTGACGTTTCTCCCCTAACAAACTGGCCCGGTGAGCCTCGCTCCCGGGCCTCTTCTTTTACTCTAGCCACGACTTCTGCCCAATCCTCGCATTGGCACGATACCTGATGCCAGCGCGGCGCGAAGGGCCGTCATGACGATTGTGACAACGCTGACAAAGCGCCGCGAGATTTGCCGGCCGTACATCGGCAGGATCGTCGTTGAGCACATGCGCAACCGTTAGTACGACCCTAGATCCGGTGATGGGATGCGGATTGCCCTGAACGGCATCGCACCACTCGCATCGCCAGCAAGCGCACACACGCACCCATAGGCTGATGAGTGGCCATTCTGCGGGATAGAACGCGCGCATCTCGGATCGGATGGGCATTTACCACGCCCACCAACTCAACACCGCCGGCACGCACACCAACGCGACGCACAGCGTGATCTGGCGCAGCGGGCGACGGGTAGGGATCACCCCCGCCGCTCCTCACGCGCCACCAGCACCCGCGCCATCGCGAGAAAGTACTCCCATGCCTTATCCGCGTCGATAATGCGCGTGGCTGGGCATGCCTCCACGCGGTCGCGGAGGAGGATGGCGCGGGTTTCTACGTCGGAGTGGATCATGGCCCCCACATCATATGCGCTGGCCCGGAGTGGTGATGGTCCATTCTATTGCCCTTACGAGAATTTTCCTGACGCGGCAGAATCTGTAAATTCCAAGGAACGTGCAAGCCGCAAACACTTTGGCCGCGCAACGGAACGATATGATCAACCGTCATTCCAGCCTGTCTAGCGGCATAATAAATTGCGATAATCTCAGCTTTCTGAGTTTTTGTCAGCCAGAGAGGGATGGCCTTCGCTTTCTGCGCGTCATATAGCGCCCACCACGCGGCTGTTTTGTGGCGATTTCTTTTGCACCAAGCAGCGACCGTTTTTCTCTTCTTACCAGATTGCCGGTGTCTCTGTTGCCATTTTAGAGCCCGCCCGTCCACTTTGTATCTAATTGCCCTGGCTGCTGCAACATCCGAAGATGCGTGGCGTTTCTTAGAAAGCATCCCAGACGCGGAATTGCTGTACTTTTTTTGATATTCCTTACCTTCCGGCGTGTTCCTTCGCGCCGCCAAACACGCAGAACACATTGCGTTCACAGTGTATCGTTTTGCGATATGGCCATGACCACACGCTCGGCCGGTAAAATAAAATCGAGAGTTTGTCTTCTTTGCGTCTTTTCTGGAATGGATCATATTCATGGCCCATACAATATGTTTGGCGGACCGCTATGATTATGATCCCACAGCATCCAAGCAAAATTATGTCTGGGGCTAGCGACATGAACCGCGTCGGGGTCAAGCCATCGTGGCCGCTTGGTCAGTACCAGCTTCGCCGCAAACGCCTCGCACTCGAATAGGTCGCGTCGGCTGGCGGCACAATCGTACTCGTTCCTGAACAGCATGGCGACCATACCTGACGATCGTGCTGTCAGTTCCAGCGCCTTGCGCAAGAACCCCTCGGCTTTGTCGTACGGAGGGTTAGTGACGATCGAGAATACGCCATCTACTGGCGAGCCACACGTAAGAAAGTCCGTCTCAGCCGCTCCTTTGCAGCCAAGACGGTCTCCTTCTATGTCGCTGGCCATGACTTTGTATCCAGCGCCAGATAGCACGTCGGCAATATCGCCACGCCCTGCGCACGGCTCCCAGATCAGACCACGGAAACGCACTTTCGCTAACAGTGCGCGTGTTACCCATGGTTCGGTATAGTAACGCTCGCCTTCGCGGCGCTCGTACTTCGGCCGACCTAGCATGGCGCTGTCGAGCATCTATGCCGCCTGCTGCACTGCGACAACGCGCGGCTTCCGCACACGCTTCTTCGGTGCCGGCGCCACAGCGTGCTCGGGGATGATTTCGTGGGAGAGATCGAACTTCATCCCCGATCCTTGCATGCTGGCGCTGAACGCCGCAACGGGGACGGAAACGGACGTGATGAGCGCCGACCGCTCGAACAAGTCCATAGCCGGCAGCGGGAAGTCAAACGTCAGGCGCAGGATATCGGGCATCGGGGGTCCTTCGGGTTAAAGCGTTCAGTCAGCAGGATGGACGAGCGTAACTTCGACATCCTCATAGCTCCCAGCGTCGCAAACGTCTGCCGAATCGAGATAACGATCGATGAAATCGGAAAACCAGTGGTAATGCTCATTGCGGTCAACTGCTGCGGTATAAGCGGCTAGTGCTTCGTCCGGTATTTCACGAACTTGGCAATATTCTACCGTCGCCGTGGCCGTAATGCGAACTTTCGGCACTATAGCGCCCTCCTTGTGTTAAAGCGACTCACTCGGCAGTCTCGGCAACGTAGACACCCCCGCCGCCACACGCACAGCATGCGACGGACGCGGCACGGCGGCCTTGATCGGCGAACGGCGTGGTGGCAGCCCGAGACGGTGCGCACGGCCGGGGCATGGCGTTCTTCGTGCGTTCCATCTTCTCCGCGATCTCCCGGGTGGAAAGCTGCGGCTCCTGCATCCATAGGCGCGCGAGGGTGGTGTCCTCGGTGGGATCGGTCCAGGGGCGTTGGGGGCGGGTCATTGGGCGGCCTTGACACGCTCAGAATGTTTGGACGCTACATAGCCCACGAAGTCATTCGGCTGCACCGCGCCACCAGTGGCCTCAGCCACTTTCACCATAGCCTGCCAGCTTGGCATCTTCTTTCCTGTCATCCATTCGCTGATGTTGCCCTGGGAGACGCCGATCGCGGCACCTAGGTCAGCAATGCGCTGTTGGTTCTCGAACAGCCAGCGGCGCAAAGGGTGGATGGGCTGCGTCATGCTCCTTATATAGCGAACGGCGATAAAACCTGTCAATGGGCTATTGACATTCGCATCGCGGTTGGCGATAATCTCCACACACCAGCCGGCATCCCCGGCGCATGATGGAGAGAGCGGTGGAATACTCGGATCAGGTGCGATGGTTCGATCCTGTGGGCCAATGCCGTGAATGCCCCAAGCCCGGCATTGGCATCCTTCGTGGAGTTCGCAACGAGTCGTATGGCGCCTACTGCAAGGCATGCGCTGAGAAGCGTCTCGCGAAAGCGAAGAAGGCGCGAGAGGTATACGCTGCTGCTGGAGGTGAGCCATGACCGACCCCCTCGCCGCCTACAGAAACATCGACGACCCCGCGCCCCGCGACATGACGCGCGCCGAAGTCGCCGCCGCGCAGACCCACCGAGCATTGGCCGCAGCGTGTCTCGACGCGGCACGGACGATCGAGGGACTCGACGATGCGAACGACTGGTTGCAACTCGGTGTCGTGACGAGCCCGACGGAGATTGCTGCGGCGTTGCGCGATTGCGCCGGAACGATCGAGGCGGAGCGTGGGCGCATCGAGCGCGGGGCGCATGGGCCGGAGGAGGCGGTGTGATGCTGAAGGATGGTTACTGCCGCACCGACTACCCAGATTGTCAGATATACCATAGAGAAGATGTCATGTGGGGCATATGGCCAGATCATGAAACCGGAGATCCTGGTTGGCTTGTTCCCAAACCAAACGCCATTCCGGTCAGCGAAGATGAGGGTATGGAACCATGACATTCCCCGCCTTCATGGCGATCGGCTGCCTCGCGTTTCTGCTCATGCTGCGGAGGGCAATCGGATGACCGACGCATGTATCCCGCCTGACCCGACGAAGGCCGGCGCGCATTGGCTGGAGCGAAAAGACAAGACGCGCGTAATCTCCAGTTGGGTTCTATCAGTCCGTGCACATGCTCTGGGTCGGTGGTATTTCATCGGTGAGCCATGGCTTGAGGGAGAGGACGCAGCCGACGGTATGCGTTACTTGCGTCCAGTCCTGACCCCCGAGCAGGAAGACGCGCTGCACACCGAGATTGACGAAATGTCGATAGCGCTCGATTGCGCTCACCACGACCTGCTAACAGCATGCAAGGAAATCGGCACTCTTCGCGCCGATCGCGAACGCCTCTGCGCCGCGCTGACGGAGGCGACGACCGCGCGGGATGATGCGGCAGATTTGGAATGGAGGGCGATGTGACAAACGAAGAAGTCTGGGAAATGCAACACGCTGCCACCGAATGGAAGAAGACGCGTGCTGGACTAGCGTTCTTTCAGTTTGAAAGCGCCATCGGCAGAGCATGGCAGACAGACAGCCGAGAGGGAGCATCCGATAAAGCCATGAAGCGTGACTGGGACGCAGCTGACAAGGCGCGGGCTGAACTTGTCGCCGCCATCAAGGAATTGCAGCAGCCATGACCCCCGCCCAAGCGTTCCAAACCCGCGACGCGATCATGTCCGCCTGGCGCACCGAACGCGATCCCGAGCGCAAGGCGACGCTACTGACCTGGGCCGACGCGGTGGGCACCATGGCGCGGCAGTGGACGGCGGATCGGGCACGCCTCACGAACCTCCAGACCGAGGCGTTCGCTGCCGCTCCGCGTGTGCCGGCTGGGGGGTTTGGCGTGGTTCGGGGGGTGATGCGGCCGGTCGCCAACGTCGTGTCGTTTCACGCCGAGATGGCGGCGAGGTGTCCGACGTGAGCACGCAATACCAACTCACCCAGGCTCTGGCCGCGCTGCATGCTGGCGCACGTCGTCTGCGCGAGGAAGACCCCGACATCGCCATCGATATCGCGGACGATCTGGCGGAGGAAGCTGCGGCGGTGGAAGGCGCGATCGTGGCCGTGTGCCAAGCAGCGCGGGAAGCGGATGCTCTGTCAGCGGCTGCAAAGAAGATGGCGCAGGAAACCGCACAGCGTGCGAAGCGCTTTGAGACACGTTCCCAGCAATTACGCGGGATCGCATTCTCGGCGCTTGACGTGTTGGGGAAGAAAAAGATTGAGGCGGCCTCGCTCACTGTATCGCTGCGCGCCGGGTCGGCTTCAGTGCTCGTGACCGACGCTTCCAAGGTTCCCGCTGAATATCGCAGATACAGCCTCGAAAAACTACGCGAGATGGAGTTGGAGTTGAGCCTGTCGGCGCTTGCGGACGATCTCAAAGAAGGTGTTGTGATCGAAGGCGCTGAACTTTCGAACGGTCTCACCAGCATCATGATTAAGGGGACATAACGCATGGAATACAGCGATGCCCTACACTGGCGCTTTTCTAAGCACGTAGCCTTTGGCGCATTCAATGAATGCTGGAATTGGAAAGGCGCGTCTCGCCAGTCGATGAAAAATCCATCATACATATGTGGAGTATTTTGGTACAAAGGAACAAACATCAAAGCGTCTCGAATGTCATGGTTTCTGAACAGATTTGAGAATGCCGGCGCGATGCACGTTCTTCATATGTGTGACAATCCGTTATGCGTCAATCCGGCACATCTGTTTCTAGGGACGCAGGCTGATAACGTTGCCGATACGGACGCGAAAGGAAGGCGGAAAACGGTAGCGCTTTCTGGAGAAAGGCACGCTAGATCGAAACTGTCATCAGATCAGGTTAACATTATCAAGACGACTTCCGCACCTATGTCCGTTCTTGCAAAGGAATTTGGAGTTAGCAGAAAGCAAGTGGGGAACATTCGACGTGGCGCACAACGGAGGAATGGATAGATGAACGTCATCGTCAAAGCTGAGGCACCTCTCGCGACGGCATCCAATGCGCTGATCCCGCAGAACATGGATCAGGCTGTCAAGCTGGCCGAGATGATGGCCAAGGGCAAGATGATGCCCGAGCATCTGCGTGGCTCACCGGGCGACTGCCTGATGGTAATCGAACAAGCAATGCGCTGGCAGATGTCACCGTTTGCTGTGGCGCAGTGCACATCGAGCATCAAAGGCAAGCTTATGTTCGAGGGAAAGCTTGTCGCGGCAGCGATCGAGGCAAGCGGCGCCATTATCGGTTCATTCGATTACACGTTTCATGGTGAGAAGGATCAACGCAAGATCATCGTCTCGGCAACTCGTCGTGGCGAGACCGTCCCCCGCACAGTGGATGTCTGGTGGAAGGATGCCAAGACGACGAATGACGTATGGGCACGGCAGCCTGACCAGCAACTCGTCTATCACGGGACGCGAGTGTGGGGACGACGCTGGACGCCAGGCGTGATCCTTGGCGTCTATAGTCGGGAGGAGTTCAACGCCGCTGGCGAACCGTTTGAAGGCACGACGATAGAGGCGCATGCAGAGCCGGCACCACCAGCGCCCACGACGGAGAAAACCCCGCAACAGAAGTTCACGGAATGGCTGGCAAAGTTCAAAGCCGAAGCCGACACGTGCGGCACGCAAGCGGAGTTCGAACAGATGTGCGGCCGAGAGGAGATCACGCGTGTCACGTCGCGGCTCAAGAACGGGATGAAGGATGAGTTCGACACCGCAGTCGGCCTCACCATCGACCGCCTCACGGGCATGGACATCGTGTCGCAGCAAATGGAGACGGGTTGATGGACGACGACGAACGCCGATATGGCGATGATGATGCTCGCAGCGAAGCAGCGGAGGCTCGCTTCAAGCGTGCCAAGGCCAAAAGGCACGCGACCGCATGGGATGAGCCTCCGGATTTCTATGACGACGATAAGGACGGCCCCCCATGACCCCCACCCAACTCGCCCGCGATGCCCTCGCCGGGCAGATAACGCCACGCAAGATCTATCTGGCATCCAGTTGGAGAAATATCCAGCAGCCAGAAGCTGTGCGGTCTCTTCGTGCCGCCGGCCATGAAGTCTACGATTTTCGCAATCCGCCAGCAGGAATCGAGAATGGATTTCGATGGTCGGAATTGGACGAACAATGGCAGTCGTGGTCAGCAGCCACTTACCGAGAGGCACTGAAAAAGCCGTTGGCGCAACGGGACTTCAACAGCGATTTTGACGGCATGAAATGGGCCGATGTCGGTCTGCTCCTGCTACCGTGCGGTAGGTCTGCTCATCTGGAACTTGGCTGGATGATCGGCGCCGGCAAGCAAACGATCATCTGGACGCGAGATGGCGAAGGGCCAGAGTTGATGGCGCTTCTAGCAGATACGATCTGCATCACGCTTGATGAGGTTCTGAAAGCACTGGAGTCAATGCCGTGACGCCGCAAATGATAGCCAGGAATGCATTGTCCGGGCAGATGACGCCGCTGGATGCGCTGGTGCGGATTGCGGGGATGGAAGCGTATCCCGAGGGAGATCCCTACTACGATATCAACGGCGTTTTGAAATACCGCCCCGTGTACCGCTCACCGCACGCATACTGCACACCAGCGATCACGGACGAGGTGGTGGAGCGGTGCTGGTGGGCGTATGCTAGCAGCACTGGGAGTCATTTTCAAACCATCCGCGCCGCCCTCGAAGAGTTCGTGCGCCAGACGCGCCCGCATGAGATCCTCCGTGCAGCGGAGCAAACGGCGACGAGAATAGGACCGCAGCTGTGTTCGATCTGTGGCCAGCCTGACGAGCCTGCATGCACATGCCACGTGGAGGCAGCCAACCGCGCCGCCGTCTACGTCCAGACCGCCGATCGCGAGGCCGGCGAGGTGGCGTTCGGGAACGGGGAGCCGCTCGACCCACGGAAGTCGATGGAATGGAAAGACGGTTGGGTTAGCGCGGCGGAACGAGCATGACCACCATCCCCTGGCACAGACAGCACTCGCATTATCGCCAATTACGCGATCGTCTGGCCGAAGAAGGCTTCACCGTGCTGGACGCATGGACTGGACGACATTTGCGTTTGCGGGTGGCAAAGAACGGGCGGGAGATCACGCTGACGTTGGCTTCAACGCCAGCGGTTCCAGAGTATGCAGTGAGCAACACGATGAAGCAGGCAAGGAGAAGCATCGACGCGTGTTCCCAGACCCCCGCCTCCGCTGCACCGCCCTGATCTGGACCCGCGACCTATCGCGCCACACGGGTCCGATCGAAGGCAATCGCGCGCACCGTCAATGCCGCAGACTAGCGTGGCGCGGTGGGCTGTGCTTCACGCATGCTACTGACTCCCAGCGTGTAGCGTCAGCATCGCACGAGCCTGAGCAGGCGCGGGCTTTGGCAGAACCGAGGCAGCAGGAGCCGGCGGGGCAAGATTGATGCCCACCAGCAGCGCCAGAACAGGCAACAGCGTCTGAGCCGCTGCGATTCCGTCCACCCACTGCTTGGGCAAGAGCGACGTGTAGGCTACCGACGCATCAAGGATGGTCTGCACGGCAGCGTAGACCTGCTGCACACCAGAGGCGCCATCCTGTGCGCCGCTCGCCACCTTCTGCGCTACGGCGCCGATAGCCGCCACGGCTGTCTGGATCTGGGCGCGCGCGTCAGCCGGCAGAATGCCTAGCACCACCAGGTCGTTGGTGAGGGCAGTGGCGATGATCTGGAGATCGGCGATCACCTGCGCTGGCGTTTGGCTTGGCGCGCCGTTTCCTTGCGCACAGGCGGCAAGAGCGAGGACGGCTGGCACGGCAAAGAACTGGCGGCGCTTCATCTGGCATTCTCCTGCGCGACGCACACGCGTCCGCTGAAATCGTGGGTGTCCATCGAGAGAATCTCGACAGAGCGCGTTGGGCACGTGGCAGCGAAGCCGACGATGTTGACGGGAGCCGTGTTGGGGCTCTGTCCGGTATAGAACACGGACCAGAGAGCGTCGTGGTCGCCTCGGATCGGCACAGATGGGATGATGTTCATCGCCGTGGGCTTCTGCACCGGTCGATCGGGATAGTACGGCACGCCGCCCCCGTTATCGCCCGGCATGAAGGAGCACGCGGCGAGCGCGAGGAGGAGGACGATCGCGAAGGCGCCAATGGAGGTGAGGATGGGGCGGGTCACAGCAAACACCCACAAGGCCATTCCGGACACGTCTCATCGACCGGCAGAAAATCCCACTCAGCGCACCAGTGGCGCTTCTCACCAGTGAGAACCCGACGCCGCCAGTGACGACAATCTCGTTCCCACTCGGTAGCCTGTTCGTCGGTCATTCGCCCTCCAAACCGGCGCGGAACCAAAGCCCCGCGCCGCGCTAGTGTCAGGAAACGGTCGGCACGATCGCGACGGAGGTCAACACCTGCGCCGCAGCCTGCACGGTCACATCGAGCGACGCGTTGAACGCCGCGCCGCCGACCGTGACGCTGAGGCTGATGGTGTCGGACCCGGCCGCAACCGGCGTAGCAACGGAGGTAAGCCCGTCCGGCGCCACGGTCAGTGTCTCGGTGGCCGGCGTGGTCTGCGTCCAGACCGGTGCCACATCGGGAACCGGCGTGGTCAGCATCTTGTTGCCGTTCTGATCGAGGAAGACGATTGCCATCCCGACCGTGTGGCCGAGAGAAACGGTGATTGCCATGAAAACGGACTCCTGCGGGTTGAGGTACACTGAGACGCCATGCACTTGCAGCACGATGCTCCAGTGGGCTTTTGGATCGTAGTGCGGGTGATTCCACGGGCGCCACGGATAGCAGCGGGAGGGACGCATGATGCCCCTCATGGGATGGAAGTGCCCGGCGTTTCGATGGTTCCGCCTTGAACGACGATCGGCGGCACTGGCGTGGTTGTCGTCGTGGTCCCGGCCGGCGTCTCGACGGTGGTCGTGGCTGGCGTCTGGGTGACGGTCGTAGAGCCAGAGGCAGACTTTGGTGGCTCAGATGCTGCCAGCATCGCGGACTGTGCTGCGATCGTGCTATCTTTTTTTTGGCTGGAGTTGCTACTGCCGAACCAATGTTGCGCGCCCATCGTCGCCAGTCCAGCGGCGGACCCACAGAGTGTGTTGAAGATGGTCTGATCCGGGAGTCGATAGGCAAGAGCGATACAGATGCCGAATGCGGCGAACGCCAGGATGGAGGTGATTGGAGCGCCGAGGAGGCTCACGATCGTCTGACCCGGCGTTACCGTCGTGGTCGGCTGCGTCCCGCTCATCCGTTACTCCTGCAACAATTTCGCGAACATACCACGGATTGCGGAATGGCGGAAGGTGGGGTATGGTCTTGGGGCCAGTCCCTTCCGGGTGTCGCCAGACTAAGCGTTCCCCGTTACGTCCGATTGAACGGGGTGGTGGATCGCAGCAACCAAGCGGCCGGCTCGCAAGGGTCGGCCGTTTCGTTTGCTCTCGTACGCCAGATGGCGTATAGAGAAGCGCTGCGGCGGCGTGGAAAGCAGACACGCGGGAAAACAGAAGCAGATGCGCCCGAGGGATATAGCTCCGCTTCGTTTAAGGTCCGCCTGCCGGTGGATCAGGGGGCTTTCGGCAGAAAGTCCTAGGTGCTGGCCTCAGCCGGAGTAGCGCCCGGCCCGCAGCGTCTACCGCAACAGCACGGGATGCCCGATGCCTGCGATCGGTAGCAGCCACCCGACCACCACCAGCAGCAAGATCAAGAGCGCCAAAATCATCACGATCCGCTTGAACGGCTCTGGCAGAGGTATGAGCGTGATGATGTAGTAAATGATTCCTGCAACGATCAGCAGGATGATGAGATCGATTAGCAGGCCGATCATCGTCGTCTCCTAAGCCCCACCAAGGGGCGCGTTCTTCGTCGCAGCCGCTGCGTTATCTCGCTGCTCATCCGCTCGCCCAATGGCCTGGTTGGACTGCGCGATAATCCGCAGCATTTCCGTTAGCCGGCTGTTGAGCGTGAGGTGTAGTTCGCGGAGGGCAGCGCGGTTGCGGAGGGAGACAAGGGCCGAGAGGATTGTGCCAAGGGCTGTCAAGACGACGCCGGCCGCGACGAGGATCTGGAGCGTTTGGCTCACTCAGTACCGCGCTTGAACCAGGAGAAAGCCGCCGCTCCATGGTTGACAAGCCAAGCCACCGTCGTGCCAGCCAGCGCCGTGATAGCCCCACCCAGCGTGATCACCCCTAACCAAAGCAGCCCCTTGCGAAAGGTTGTGGCCCATCGCCAGCCAGGCGCGTACTCAGCGACAATGGATTTGACGGTACCTTCCACCACTGACAACCGCTCGTCCACTTTCTCAGCAACGTCCAGCAGCCGGTCCTGACTGGTCGCCATCTCGTCCTGGCGCTTCCACATGACCGCACGCTGCCGCTCCGCCTCGGCAGCCGTGCCGTCCTGGCGATCGAGGTGGCGCTCCTGCTGAGTCTGCGTCTCGATGACGTGATCGACGCGAGCCGCCAGCGCATCCAACTGCGAAAACAGCCGGTCTACGACATCGCGCGTCATTTCAATCGGCTCGGCAGGATGCAACGGCTCGACCATTCGGAGCCTCTGTGCGATAGCGTTCATGGAGTATACCCAGCATCGGAGCCAGCCTCCACGCACAGATTGTCTCGCCACCCGCCTCCGGCGGACACATTGTATCCTAGCACGGGATTGTTAACTCGTGCCGATTCCGCAGCGTGAAATACGCAGTAAAAGTGCGGTAACGCTGCCGTGAGCAAATGTTTGGTCATGTTGTTACATACCCGTGCGTGCTAGAGGCCAATCTTCAACGTTGCCCCAGCCCCGCCAATCGTCCCCGCCGTCGTCGTCGCGGTCACCGCTGCCGACCCCGCAGTGTTGAACGTGGTAGCGTTGAAGCCGGAAGCCGATAGCGTGCCGCCATTCGTGATACCAGTCGTCGATCCCGTCTGCGAGAGTACGATCATCTGCGCCGAGCCCGCCGCGCCTCCAGTCCCACCCGTGCCGCCCTTGTTGGTCGATGGCGAGTTGCCGCCCGTGCCGCCCGTGTTGCCGCTCACGTCGATGGCGTTCGCGATCACTGAACCGGTCAGGTTGGCGCACACGATATAGACCCAGCCGCCTGGTGCTCCGCCTCCTCCGCCGCCGCCCCCCGCCGTGCCCGCCACTCCGTTGGCCCCGTTGCCGCCCGTGCCGCCCACCACGGAAATGATCCCAGCCGTGGCGTTGGTTCCACGCGCGATCGTGTGAGCATAGATCGCGATGCCTCCTGGGCCAGCCGCTCCCCCACCACCGCCGCCGCCAGCGTTCGTGGCATCTCCCCCGCCGCAGCCCGCGCCGCCGCCGCCAGGCCCTCCGAGGACAACGGTCAACGCATCTGCCGAACTGACCGCCGTGAACGTCGTGGTCGGGAATGGAATCACGTAGTTCGCAGTGAGCGCCCCGACGGTGCCACCAGTCGTGCCACCGCTCACTCCGTTCCCACCCGTGCCACCAGCGCCGCCAGCGCCACCGTTGCTGACCGCTATCGCGGAGGACGCTGACGGCTGCGTGCACGTCGTCGTCGTCCCCGTACCACCAGCAATACCGTTAGACCCAGATCCGAGCGCGCGGCCGAAGCCACCGGCCGTCGTGCCGGCGGATCCACCCGTGGCTCCGCTGGCATTTCCGCCGTTGTTCGGAGTCGTGATGACAATTGCGGCTGCTGGGGCCGCCGAGATGTCGAGCGTGCCGCTCACGAACAACCGATAGCCGACCGTCGCAAGCTTGCCGGTCCCAGAGATCGTCAGATTTGAGTAGCACGTGTCCCGGGTGAGCGTCGTCGTGCCTGACGAGATCGTGCCTACCCCGTCTGAGCCGTTGCAGAATATGGCACCTTGCGTAGCGTCCGCGTAGGCCGTCGTCGCAACCTTCGTCGAGCTGTCTCCAACCGTTTGGGTCGTCGCAGTCGTGCCGTTGGGCAGCACGAGCGTCGCGCCGCAATTCGTCGCGACGCCTGCGCCGCCGCTGCCGCAGTAGGGATTTGTCGTTGCGTTCGAAGGGAGCGCAGCCGTCGCAGCCGCCGTGCCAGGAGGTGCGCTCGGCCCCCACGATTGCTGAGGAGGCGGTTGCTGAGCAAGCGCCGTCCCAGACATCAGCAGGAACGACAAGCTAAGACGGCGCATGTTCATCTCCTATTTCGCAGGCACAGCAGACGCAGCCGGCGCAGGTTGCGGGCCGACGCCTTTCTTCTCCATCTCCACAAGTTTGGCCTCGGCAACCGCAGCCCGTGCAGACGCCGCCTGAAGTTGTTTCAGCATCTTGGTGTCGTTTTGCATGCGCGCAGACATGGCGTCCATCAGTTGTTGTTGGAGCGACGCCGCCATACTCTGCCAGTCCTGTTCGGTCGGCGGTGTCTGCGCAAGCGCTGGCAACGCGACCAGGGTGACAGCGGCAGCGAAAAGAGAAAGGCGCATGAAATCTCCTATGTCGTCGGAATGGTGTTATCCTTGACCCAACGCCAGTTGGTGCCATCGGAACAGGCGGCAATGTTCGTCGTCGTCGATCCAGTGATGTTGATGCACGCGTTCTTGTATGTCACAGCGCTCCAGCTTCCAAGAGAGCCAATTGGGATCGGCAAGAGCGTCGGTTGGATGAACGTTTCGGCGCCGACGATCGTAACAGCTGCCCCGGAACCGTTGTAAACCGACTGCGGGAAGATCTGATTGAAGTTGGTTCCAGTGTCCTCCACAATCTGCGTGGTGACGCTATCATGCACGTTCGGCCCGATGGTGTTGGAATTGGACGGGAAGCTTCCGTCCCCAGAAACTGCGTTGTTGCTAATCTGAATGCCGTTGGTGGCGATGTGGATTATGTTGCCACCAACATAGCTAAATTGCGTTTTGTGTCGCAGCCATACGCCAATCGCGTTCGTATTAAACTCATTCCCCGTGATGGATAGATCGCGAATGCCAGTGCCGGAGGTGAACCCATACGTCTCCACCCCGTCATAGGTATTGGTCACCGTATTGCCGGAGATCACCCCGCCGAGCAAATTCCTGACGTTGATGCCGGTTGCAGTGGAGTCCGTGTTGTCCCTGCCCGTGATATGGTTCCCAATGATCCTGTTATCGTTCAGGATCGGCGGCGCGCTGTTCGGGAATGCGCCAATGAAAATCCCAGCACCAAACGGGGTCTTGATGACGTTGTTTGCGATAAGGACGTTATTGCCGCCCCAATGCATGCCGTTGTTACCGCAATTCGTTAGGATGTTGTTTGCAACAACCGTGTTCTCGTTCGACGCATTGCCGGTATAGCCGGTCAGACAATCCGACGTATGGCCGCTGGTCGAATCGCCGTATCCATTGTTGCCGCCCCAGGTGATCTGATTGCCGCTGACCGTTCCCCCATCAATCCCGACAAACCCCGTCTCGATCCCGGCGAACTGCGTAAACGACACGATATTGTCGTTCATCACTATCTGGGAACTGAGCGATGTTGAGGAGACGATGATCCCAGCGCCAAACCAGATGTTGTTGATCGTGTTGTGCGATGCGTCAAATCCCACGACGCCATCGACGTTGATGCCGTGGCGCGTCCAGAACGATAGGTAAGTGTTCTGCACCTTGATGTCAGAGGCGCCCGGTGAAGACGTTAGAAAGACGCTTCCGGAGCTTGGGCTTTTGACCGTCGCAAGATTTCCGATGGCACTGATGTTCTGAATGCGGATATGGGAATTTGTGCTCGCATCGAACATCGGATTGAGTGATGACGGGTGCATGCAGAATTGACCGGAACCGTCGATCACGACATTGCTAGGCAGCGTCACCTTGTCGATCATGTAGCAGCCGGTAGAATTCGGAACGTAGACTCCCTTGCCGGTGGCACTTGCCAGATTGACCGCGTTCTGCACCGCAGTCGTGTCGAGAGAGCCGTATGTCACCACCGACGGCGTGGACGCAGTGGTCGCAGCCGCTGACAACGTGATCGTGTTCGAATTTACCACCGTGGCAATCGTCGTGCCCAATGTCTGGACATACGGCGTGACGACAGGCGTGCCAGGTGTCGCCGCGACGGATGGGCTGCCGCCAGTGAGTGTTGCTGTCGTGCCCACGAGCGGATACCCCGAGCCATAGCCAGACGCTACGCACATCTGCGCAACCGGCGTGCCCGGCGTGTTGCCGACGCAGAAGTGGTCCACGTCCACATCGAAGGAGAACGTCGGCTGTACGGAGCACGAAGAACCGACTGCGACATTGCCAGTGAGCGCCGGGAAGCGGTTGAGCCATTGACCAGCGACGATCGTAGGGGTGCCCGTAGCGTTCCCACTGCCGTCTGTGGCCATGCTGATCTGGACCGGCACGATAGCGGTCACGGTTGCCACATTGAACGTGACCGTCGTGCTGGCCGGACAGCCCGTTCCCCCCGCCGTCTTGGTCGCAGCGTCCAATCCCATCACGGGAAGCACGGTCGCGGCCTCGGTCGGAGATCCGGAGAATGTGACGACTGGTGCCGACGTGTAACCAGATCCATGGGTACTGATCGGCAGTGATGTGATGCTTCCCGTCGCGCCCCTTGCTCCGGCTGTAGGCACGCCGATAAACATTCCCGGCGTGGCATTGGCGAACACGGGAGATGTCGCCGTAAGTGTCGTGGAACTGGCACCGATGGAGAACGTGCTAGTGTATTGGCCACCGTTCCCGACAGCCCCGAGCGCGCGAATATCAAGCACCACGGCGCCGTGATCTGCCAGCGTACCCTCGATATCGACGGTCTGGCCGGTACCCCCAATCCGCACCGTATTCCCAGCCGTCCACGTGATTCCGTTGACCCAACCAGTTCCAGAGCAGCCGATCACCGGCTGGTTGGTCGCAGGAACGCTGCCGGCGGCGGCGGAGGGAAACCCGGTGTGTGAACCTTGGACCACCGGATGGAACGTCAGGACATTGCCCGTCGCGCCGGTCGTATCGACCTGATACAGACCGCCAACGGCATCTGGGCAGATATCGCCATTATAGTAACGGTGCTGGAGGCAGGTAGGATCGGCCGTGCCGCAGTTTGAACCGCCGCCATTGACGAGAACGACTGCGGTTCCTTCCCAGCCGCTGGCGGACAAAACCACCCCAGCTGCGCTCGCGCTGCCTGTAAGGCGCGATAGCGTTCCGGATCCAATCGTCTGATCGCCATTGCCCCAAAGCTGATAGCTTGGCGACAGCACGGGGCCACCGCCAGCCGTCAGGAAATCGACGTTCCGCGCATCGACAACGGAGTGCAATTGCATGGCCTGCACTGGCGCGTCAGGCGAACCGGAGACATTCGTTTGCGGCACGAACATGATGAGATCCGCATCAAACCGCATCGGCCAACTGGACGGCTCGATGTCCTGCGAATTGATGTCGTCGAACGCAGCCGAGCCACCGCCGCCGATTTCCCAGATCGATCGCCAGCCGCCAGAAGACCAGCCTGCACCATTGGATTGCTTGCTGAAATACCAAGCGGCATCATTGCCGAAGCCATTGGAACCGTCGGTTTTGAGTTCCACGATCGATTGAGCGCTTTTCAGCCGCGCGCTGGCCCCTGGAACCGCCGTTCCGAGCGTGAGTACCTCCGTCCCGGCACCCGTCACGGTTGGCGTGATCGTGACATCGGTGCTGCCGCCAGTCCCGATCAGCGACGTAAGCGGCCATGAAATTTTCAGTTGGCTATTGAGCGTATCCGTGGCGCCAAAGCATCCGGCACCCACGCCGTTGAAGTTCAACGTCGTATTGAACTTGATCTGGGCGCAAAGTTTTTGCATCAGCAGCCCGATCGTGTCGCCGGACTGCGCGATGGTGGAAACAGTGACGGTTCCAAAGCCTGGATTGACCGTCGATCCAATGGCGATGCTCAGCGTATCGCCGATCGTGACGCTGCCTGTCGCTGTGATCGTGTTTTGCGACGGATCGATACCTAGGTCAACTTCCCCGTTCGCGACAAGCGCGGCCCACATCGAGGCGCCGGCATGCCCAGGCCCTTGGCCGGAAAGCGTGACTTTTGGGTTGCCGCCATATGCAAGGCCGAACGGCCGAATGATACCCAAGCCATCGACGGAACCGCCTGCCGTGTCATTGATCGACAGCCACGGGTTCAGCACGCCGATCGAACTCTGCTTCTGCGCAACGCCGCCGGTACTCGTCGTCGTCACATCAGGTGTCAGCGGCCCAGCCTGCCGCATATCAAGAATATAATCGAGTTTGCCGCCGGCTGATGGGCCAAAGAAATAGAAGTTGTGGTGAGCAGCGGTGAATGCACCGTTGTTCATCCACACCGTATCTTTGTAGTTCTCCGTCGTGATGTCATATTCTGGGGCACGCGCGCACAACGTACCGCACCCGAGCGTGCCGTTGATCGTGGGAACTTCCTCGTCCCACAGAGATTTCTGCGCCGTCGTCTGTCCCGTGAAGTGCGGATTTGGCAGGTTCCACTGGATTCCCGGCAGTCCGACGTTGATCGTTCCACCGAAGCTAATGCCGCCAGCAATCGTGACCGATCCTGACGTGGAAATGCTGATCGGTGCCGGCGTGTGGCCGGTCTGGCCAACGAAATTATCGAACTGAAGCGCGAGATTGCTGCCGGTCGGCTGCTGGGTGAAAAACGTGGGCGTGCCGTTGATATAGCCGTAGCACGTGGAGATCGCTTGCAGGTTCTGGTTGTAGATGATCGAACACGTGTTGAGGCCGCCGGAGTTGAACCCCTGCTGCGCGCGTGCCGGCCGTGGCGGCATCAAGGCAGCTAGCGTGCCGACCGCGACGAGCGCCGTGGTGACGAGGAGATTCGAGGATTTGTTCACTGCTGGATTCCATACCCCGAGAACGGATGGCTAGAGTCCGACGAAATCACACTCACCGGCCCGGCGTTCGGGATCAGCACGTAGCTCTGTCCGGGCACGATGCACGTGGTGTTGCCGCTGGAAGTCGTGCCGCTCGCCGTGCCCACTTCGTTGATGCACAGATTGACGGTCGCGCTCGGCGGGTTCTGGATCCAGCCGCCACCGCTGCGATGATTCTGCGTCAGGGCTACGACCGCCGTGCCGCCTGTGGTAACGGTTGCCACGTCGAGGGGAACGAGGTTGGCGGCTGAGGCCGAAAATGCTACAAGCACACCCATGAGCGCAGGAATCGTCTTTTTCATCATGGCAGCGGTCATCCTCATAGGATTGCCGTGGCTCATGGCCAAATTGGCATGGGACTTGCTATCTGTTCGGCATCGTATCGCGCGTCTGGCCATTTTTGTGCTCATGGTGTGTTTGGTGGCGCACGAAGTTGGTTTGCGGTGGCCCAACTGAACGGGAGAGCCGCCAGCGGGCCAGCGGGAGCGTTGAACTGAAAACCGTTCGGGTTAAGTGACGCTGCGATGGCCTGCCGCGCCAGCATCTGATTGCGGAGAACGCTGTTCGTCAGACGAGAGGCAGCGATCCCGGCCAACGGAGCGCCTACCGCGAGCGCAGGATTGACGCCCTCGCGCATCGCTTCCATTGCACCAACGCCCATCGTTCCCAGCGCCCAGCGTTCGCCCGTTCCGCTGCTCCCGGGTTCTTTCAGGAAGCGCTGGCCGATTTTTGCCAGATCGTTGAGTGGCACCTTACCAAGCGGCGCAAGCGCTGCATTTTTGTACGACTGATTGACTGCCGACCGCAGCGCCGCAGGATTGATGTCGCCTGTAGAGGGCGTTGCCGATCCAGGGGTGTCGGCCCGCAGCGTTAGCGGCTCAACCGTCTTCATGGCCTTCCACTGCGCCCGCGCCTGCTGGAGCGTGGCTAGATCCTGCGGCGCCGCATTGGCTTGGAGGTGATTGTCAATGATCGACCGCAGTTGAATGCCGGCTTGCCGCAGCCCAGAGTCGGATGACTGCATCATCGTATCCAGCGGGCCGCCCTTCGCGGTCAGGTCGATGTATGCACGGCCGCCGATATCACCACCGTTGTTCGCCGCGGTGTCGATGATGTTCATCGCCTGGTTCTGGACCGGCTTCACGCTATCGGCAGACATCGTAAGGCGCGCCCGGTTCACGACATTCTGTAGGTCGGTCATGAACTGGTTGGACATCGGGATCGATGTGCGCGAGGCAACGCCGTTGAAGTCATTCCCGATCCTGTCACGGGCCGCTTGGAGGACTTCTGGCGTCACCTTGTCGGAGTCTTCGCCAAACGTCTTCGTCACGGCGCGGATCCAATTGCCACGCTGCGCTTCTTCGAATGGATGCGCGCCAGAAAGCGGCATCTTCCCCGTGAGCGAGTAGGCATATTTAGCCGCTGGGCTGCGCGAAACCTGCGCGATATTCAGCGGAATGCCGAGGTCTTGTGCGCGTTGCGCGAGTTGTGCGTCTTCCAACGGGAGCGTCCCGCCAGCGGGTGGCTTTAGCCCGGCAGCGGCAGTCCCGAAGTTGGCAACACCAGCCCCCACCTTTCCGCCAAGAAGAGAGGCGGCCGCACTCAAGAGCGGATGATCCGGCTCCGCCTCGCTCATTGCTGCTCCAGCGAGCGCGCCGCCGGCCACGGCTGGGATAGCACCGGGACCAAGAGCAACCGCCGCTGGGATGCTGCTAGCCACTTTTTGCCCGATACGACCACCTAAAGTGGCTGGTTGGTATTCCGTGACGCCAAACGCATTGAACGCTTTGTCGCGCATCTGCTCCTGTGTTGGCGGGGGCTTCACGCCAAGTTCTGCTGCCCCAGGCGCAGCAGCGGCGTTAGGCAGCATACCAGCAATGCCGGTCATCGCGTTCACGATGCCAGTACCGATATTGCGGCCGATATCCTTCATCGAAGGCAGCCACGATTGTGCGTTGGTCGGCCCGGCCACAGCATGACCAACAGGCGCAGCAGATACCGGCGCCGTTTCTACCGCAGGTAGCGACGTATCCACACCAAGTGCATCATGCCCTGGCAATGCTGGGGGCGCCGCCGGAGGCGCGCCTTGCGGAACATCCTGCACGCCGAGAATGCTGGCGCCGTCGTTTGCCATTATTGGCGCTCCGGTGGCGCGATATCGAACGGCCCAATCGTGGAGGTAAAGGCACTCACCGGCCGCTGCTTGCCGTCAACATCGACAACTGCATTCGGATCGGTGCGTTGGAGAATGCCGCCGACGATCTTGATCTGATCCGGCGCGAGTCCCTTTGCCCACGTCGCGTACGGCTTGCCATTGATCGCTGTGATGGCATTCGAATACAGTTCCGGCGTCATCTTCTTAATGAACGCGCTATCGTACGAAGTCAGCGGCTCATACGGCTTCGGATTCTGCGGATCCATGACAGAGCGGAAGTTCTTGTTGAAGAACTGCGATGCTCCCTCCGCATAATCCCGATGGTACTGCGCGGAAACCAGCAGAGCGTTGGCCATGTCGCGATTCGCGGTCGGCTGCATCTCAAGGTTCGGGTTAGCGTTGAGATACAGTTCCATCGCGCGAAAGCCGCCGCGAGCGCCCAAATCGCTACGCTCTTGCTTTCCGGCACCCATAAGCGCGATCTTCTTGAACTCCTGCGAGGGAGACGCATCGCCGACGTATTGCGTCAGGTTCGGAGCAAACGTTTGCACCCAGTTCTTGAACGCGGCACGCCATTCGCCACCAGCTCCCGTCGCTGCCTCGGGAGCCAAGGCACGAAGCTGGAAAAGCTGCTGCTTGACCGGGTTTACGCTATCGATCGTGTTTTCCAGATCACCTTCGACGATCTTTTTGTCATCACGGATAAACACCGCTTGCGTCTTTGGGATCTCTTCAAGACGCTTCTCGACGTTAGGAGCAAGGCTGGTTGGAAGAAATCCAGGCGGAACGCCTGGAATTGCCGCACTACCCTCGGGCGGCACGATCGGGGTTCCAGACATAGGATCCCGATAAACCTGTCCCTTCATCCCGGTGTTTGGCCCGGTTGTAATGACTTCTTCTCCACGCTGCGGGACAGAAAACGCTGGCTTGCCGCCGACCGCTAGAACACCTCCAGGGCTAACGCGCTCCTGTGTGTACGGGAACTTGGCGGCCGCTTCCGCGCCGGCAATGGGTCCCGCTGTCTGGAGGGTAACGCCAGCCTTCGCTGCCGCATCTGCTGCGGCATTGGCCCCCACAAATGCAGGGTCGGCAGGACCACCAGGGATGGGCGCATATCCCCCCTTAGGCGTGATCATGAAGCCTTTTTCAGCCATCGTCGCCGCTAGCGCGCCGCCCTTTTCGGCGCCTGCCTTGCCAGTGACATAACCCAAGTCGGCAGCACTTCCAGGGATCGGAACTTGATTACCATTAGCATCAATACGGAAGCCTTTTGCCGCCAATTCTGGCCCAACACGGGCACCGGCCTCCGCGCCGGTGCGCCCGGCAATATAAAGCGGATCTGCCGCGCTCCCTGGAATCGGAACTTGGTTCCCGTTCTCATCGACACGGAATCCCTTGGAAGCAAGATCAGGCCCGAGTTTCGCGTTGGCTTCCGCCGCCGCGATTGGTCCTGCGGTTTTTAATTGCACGTTAGCTTTGGCTTGAGCTTCTGCCCCGGATTGCGGGCCGGCCAACGCCACCGCACGATACTGCTTTGCCGCCTCCCGCAGTGTTGCCGGATCCCCTGGTGGGAGAGGCGCCGGGAAGCCAATCGCTTGAAGCGCTTTCGCTGCGTTGATCTGTCCCTCAAGCTGGTTGGCACGAGCCTCGTATTGCTGCGCCAAAAGCGCTGCGTTCCCAGGCGTGATTGTGGATGTATCTGGACCAGATGCAGAAGATGGTCCGGCGCTTGGTGCCCTACCCGCTGGCGCAGAAGCCAACTCGAAGTGCATCGGATCGCGATCCGCGCCGCTCCAGTTTCCGCCCCACGTCAGTCCCCATTTTTGCGCAAGGTTATTGGCCAAAGGCGCAGGAATGTCAGCAGCGGTTTTCTCGCCCCTTGGATTGGTATCCGAGTTGATGTCAATGGCAGTGCCAAACGCATGGTTCGATGGCGTCTGAGTGCCTGCGATGAAGCGATCGTTATATCCACCACTCGCCTCTGGCCGAACCTTATAGCCAGCCGCCTCTAGATCACCCAAGAGACCTTGAAATGCCGGAGCGGCAGCTGCAGCGACTCGAAACGGTGCGCCGCTTGGTGCCTTGATCGTGGTCAGAGCCGGCGCTGGAATGCCAGTGACCGGCAATTTCGTCATCCCCGGCGACGAAGACATGCCTGGTAGTGGCGATGTTGGAGGGAGCGCACTCGCGGCAGGAAGATTCTGTACGGGAAGCGTCGGCCCCTGCGCCGGCGCCGATGAATCTTGCCCATAGCCGGCTGCTTTCATCATGGCCCGCAACGTGTCTGGATTGCTCCAGATGTCCGTAAGCGACTTGTTGCGAGCCAACGTCAACGGCAACGCCGAAGCCGCTACCGTGTTCGCCAATTGCGCGCCGCGCGCCTGCTGCTGCTCCAACTGCGTCTTGTAGGCGTTCCGCACGCCCTGTCCGAAACCGCCGAGGCCCATCCCAAGGGCCGCGCCGAAAGGCACGCCGCCCTTGTAGGGCTGGGGCATGGCGGCTTGGCCGAAACCCGAAGCCATGCCGAGCAGGCCCCATACTCCTGGAGCGATGCCACCGCCGTTCGCCGGATCCCACATGCTGCTGCTCATTTACAGTGCCGCCAGACCAAGGAGGGAGGTGAGCCACCCACTGCCACCAAATGCTCCAGTTGCTCCGAGAATTCCAGCGGCCCCTGCTCCCGCGCCCAGCAGATTAGACGCCGTGTTGGAATAGTAAGGCGTCGTCTGCTGCCCCGTTGTGGTGCCGCCGTAACCGGTGCCCCCGACGTAGTTCTGATATTGCCCAAGCATATTGAACGGGAGTGCCTGATTGTAATTCCAACGCGACATCAATGCGTTGATCTGGTTTTGCACATCAGATTGCTGCATGCCGGCGGCACTCAAGCCCGCATTGATGTCTCCCAGTTGCGCTTGGTCGATGCCAGGAGCGAGCGCGGCTCCCTTGATCTGATTGCCCTGCTGCGTCAGTGCATTGTTCGCTGCCTGCGCTGCCGCTCCCTGCTGCAAACCCTGCTCGGCAAGGTAATTCTGATTGGCGAGTGAACCTATCGCGTTCGTCGCCGCGGCAGTCTGTGCCGCTTGTGCCAGACCGCTGTCCGCTCGGCCGCCGCCGATAAACGAAGCCGAGGTGGCCGGGATCACATTCGCCAACGTGCCATTGATGACATTCTGAAAGCCCGGCGCCGAGAATGGATCGAGATTTGCGCCGTTGATCGTGCTCGTCAGGTATTTGTTGGTCGCATCCAGACCCGGCTGCGTTCCGGCCGTATAGCCGGGAGAGAGCATGCTCGTGAGGCTGGAATTGGCGGCATTGATGCCGCTATTCCCCATGTTCGCGCCATAAGTCTCCGCCCCACCGATAAATCCATTTTGCGCTGGCGTGAGACCGGCGTACGTGTTGTTGGGATAGTACTGCGGCCAACCAGCCTGATTCTGATAGAGCGATTGCGCTGCTGGGAAAACACCAGGGACAGGCGGCTGCCCAGGGCCAGGAGATGCCTCGCCAGTCAGATAGGGAATCTGACCTGACCACGGCTGCGTCGTTGTGTTGCTGGTCGTGGTGGACGGCACGGAAGAGCCGCCGAAGCGCGGCGCGTTGGACCACCCAAAGTCGTCAGCGTGATTGATTCCCCTCACAGGCGCTTCTCCGACAGTACGTGCCATGCCACCCAGCCGCCGGTCTGAAGCAGCCGCTCATGCCCGGGCTGATGCAGCGATTCCATGATCGCGCAGCCCATGTGCTCGCGAGCACACTGCTCAACGCGCTCCAACAGATGCATCCAGCGACGCGGGCGATGCCCGACCACACCAATGCAGCGCAGTGCTCGCATCCGAGGGTAGACGATGAGTTGCGTCATCATCGCGCACAGAATGTCGGCACCTTCCAGCGCCAGCCAAAGCTGCATCTGACCGCTCGTGATCGCATGCATGAGGTCATATGCCTCGTACCGTCCGCCGCTGCCGCTCGCCATCCGCGCAAGGTGCGGCTTCACGCGCTCGGCAAACGTCGGCCACGCATCGGCGCCCACGAAGAACGGCATCACCGTCGTATCGGCGCCATCAAACATCAGGTCGGGCCACCTAGCGTGCCCCCTGGCCCAGCAACGCCCTGCGGCATGGGAGCACCGCCGCCAAGGAGCGCTTGGAGCCATGCCGGCAACGCGCCGCTTGCGCCAAATGCTGAAGCAGGCTGCTGCGGCGTCAGACCGCTCTGCTGCCCTTTGAGTGCTGCCAGCAGTCCCATGATCGGCGATGGCGCGCCGCCGGCTCCTGGCTGCATCAGAGACGACAATTGATTGGGCATCTGCTGCGGTTGCTGCGGTGCCCCCATCATCGCTGTTGGATTCGGCATCTGCGGATGCTGCATTCCGGCGGCCAACTGAGGACCGCTCATCATCGCCGCTCCGGGCGTCATCGCGCCGCCCATACCGCCAGCGTGCTGCATGAGCAGTTGCATCAACTGAGGCGGGATCGACCCCATCGCGGGGGACATGCCGCCACCGCCGCTTCCCATTCCCTGCATCCCGTAGAGCGACCCACTCACCGGTCTATCCTCCGAAACTTGTCGAACTTACCGTAACACACCTTTGCTTTCGCGGCACATATTCATCATCCCACCAGCGCCACCGCAAAGACCCGATCCGCTACACCGCTATTGGCATGGTGCACCACAGCCGACCCCGCAACCGGTACAACCCAAAGTGTCCCGTTGCCGATTTCCGTGGCCGCACTCGCCGTGGCGGGCATCATCAGCACCGCCGTTTGCAGGCTGATTCGCGCGTCCGTGATCGTCGTCGTGGCCACGCCCGGATCGAGCGTCAGCGTCAGGCCGTTATTCGTCTGCCCGCGCATGGCGAGATTGACCACCCGCGCGATCTGCCGGCGATGCTGGTCCGCGTCCGCCATGTCTTCCTGAACGAGAGGACGCCCTGGAGAATAGGTCTGCGTCATGTCGGACCAACCGCCTCCCAGGAAAACGTCGTTCCGAGAAGCTGATTCCCAGTTCGAGAATCAACAGCGGACAGCACAAACTGCGTCGCGGTCGGGAATCCCGTAATGGTCACCATCGCCGTGCTCAGCGTTAGCTGCCCATTTGGCGTAGCTACGACCGACCACGCCGCGCTGGAAAACGGCTTGGGGAATGTCACCGTCACCGTCCCGCCAGTTGATGTGATGGATGTTCCCCATTGGCGGGTCACACCACCCGGCTGGTCACTGTATCCAGTTGCCCCAGCGACGGGCGCGAACTGCCCGAAGTTCACCACCTCTGCCGACACGGTGCCAGGTGCCGTCACGCCCAGCGGCCCGGCTAGCGTCGCCCCGTTGAGCACAGCCACGAACGTCGCGACCGTCGCCTGCTTGGTGATGTTGGGCGTGCCGAGCACGACCACCGGCAGAATGTCGGCGAGCGTGACCGTCGTGGCGCTTGGAAGGGCCGATATCTTGGTGCCGCTCATCGTTGCCCCGCCTGAATGCCGCTCACGTCAAGCCCGGCGATCGTTGTCCAAATTCCCGACACGCTGATGCGCCCCCGATGGTAGCGCCCGTCTGAGCGCTGCGAGCACTGGCCCGACGAGTCTGGCGGCACTTCCTGCCCGAACATCTCTGGGTCGAAATAACTGTTGCGAGCCGACATCGCGACGGTGAACGCACCCTGCGAATCCTCGGTTGAAAGGGGAAATCCGTCCTCTGTCAGCAGGACCAGGCCACTCTCCGTCAGCAGGTTGCCGCCACTCCCGCTTGCATTGATCAGCGGCCGCGTCGCGTTGACGAACGTCCGCCGTCCCGGCGTGATCTGTACGACCTTGGTTCCGACCTGTGCCGGTAGGGAAGTGCCGTTCATGAAGGCGAGAAAGCCGGACGAGTCTACAACGCCAAGTTCCAGCTGTCCCACTGCCAATGGCACTGTGGCCGCCGCCAGCGTGACCGGCGTCCGACAAATCCACTGCGTCGTTACCTGCGCTGGCGTCCACATCTGGATATCCCAGCGATAAATCAACGCCTGGTCCGGCAATGCCGACGGCGCAAAAATCGAACGGAATACCCAGACGATGGCCTTGTTGTTGATGTCCGGCGCGCCGACCACAAGTTGCAGCGCCGACTGATCGACATTGGCAAAAAACCACTTGTCAATTTTGTTGGCACCAATCGGCTGCGACTGGTTGCCGTCGAACATGTAGAAGCCATCTTCGCCGAAATAGTACACGACGTTGCCGAGCGGCACGATGCTGTTCGGCGCCGGAGAACCGCGCACGCTTGCCGCAGGGTAGAAGTCGAAGATGTCGGGCGGCCCGACATAGATCATGCGGAACACGCCGCGCTCGAAGAACACCGCGCAGTCGCAACCGGCCAGGTTCGGCGCCAGCCCGCTGATCGGTCCCTGCGGCCCTAGCAGGTCGGAGAAGTCCGACTGGACCTGTTGCGCGCTCGTTGATCCCGGCGTGGGCCAGTTGGTCGGATCGCCGGCAGCGCTCCACCAGATCCGAGCCGGGTTTGTGCCGCCCACAGGATCATCCGTGTTGGCGACGATAGCGAACGTCTTGGCCACGGCGATATAGCGCGCATGCGGTGCAGCCGCCGCCAGATCGGCAAATGTGCCCCCCGCGATCATGTCATAGGACTGGATTTTGTCGGTAAAGTTCGTCGCCAGTTCCAAGTTGTTGTACTGCGCGAAGTGCCACGTTTCTCCGGCCGCCGTCGTATAGACCGCACCGCTCACGTCAGCCCATGAGTTGCTGCCCTCGGCGATCAGCTCCAGCTTCGTCGCGGTGCCCCCAAAGACATTGTGCGCGAGGTTGGTATCCTCCGCGAAGCCCAGGCCGAGGCACTGCGTTGCCAGCGCGTTGATGCTGTAGGCTTTCGGGCGGTTGACTGGACCGTAGGATTCGGGCGTCAACGCGATGACGTTGGTGGCGATGTTGGTTGCCTCGGACAGGTCGGGGCTGTCTGGCATCCAACTGGCGATGGGAAGAATGGCCATTACATATAGCCCCGCGATCCACGAATCCGCCCAGTTCCGCCAGCACGCCTCATCGTCTCTCGACGCAGCATCGCCAGCACGCCTTGGCGCCCGCTCTGGGGATCGCCTTGGAGTTCTTGCTCCATGTACTGCGCTTGATCTTCGTCGCGCGTCAGATTCCGAAACAAAAGACGCTTCGCCTCCGTTCTTATTAGAAGGGCGCCTCTGTTCGTCCAAACGTTGTAATCGCTATCATTCACGAGAGGTTGGAACCTCGTCGTAACATCAATGATAAGGGGATAGTTGCCATTCGGCACCGGATAGAGTCTCAAAGATTGAGACTGATAGGCCCAATCGGTCGGCAATCCTTGCCAAGTAGTTGATAGAGATACATCGTCAATCCACTGATAAGTCCTTTCTACCAATGAATATCTATTTGCAAAGGCCAGTACCATGACCTTGCTGATATGTGGGATTACCGTCAAGACAGGCAAATCTTGCGCGGAATAAAATTCCTGCCCATTTACCGTCTGAAGATTGCTTCCAGACCCAGGAGAACCATACAGCCTGATCTGATTAAACCAGAAGCTCTGAGCCTCATATTCCGCGATAGCGTCTTGGATCGCGTTCTTGATATCGTCGATCGTGATGTCACCAAGCACTTCGTGCTGAATGCGCGCCTGCATCTCGCCGTAGGTCGCAGCGGACGGATTGGCGACTACCAACGGATAGCCAGAGGCACCAAATTGAACGGCGCCGCTGGCTGGATCTCGTTGATAATTCAGTTCGACCACTGGCAACGCGGCTCACTCCATGAACGACAGCCGCGCCAGCCACTCAATCCACGGCGTCGTAGTCACCACGATCGGACTTGCCGCTGCGGCCACGATTCCCCGCGCGTTGCACTTCCATCTGGACCCGCTTGCCCAGCACGCCCGAACCAATACGCGGCCCTTCGAAGTTGTCGGCATCGCCCGGATCCATTGCGGTCGGACCCTTGACTTCGGTGCTCCACGGCGAACCGAGAGAGCCCTTGCGGAAGCTTGCTCCAGCCATCGTCTGTCTCCTGTTATGGGCTGGCGGTATAGATGACGCCGATGCGGCACGTGCCGGCGACCGGGGTGCCCGCCGTGCCCGTCATCGTCACCAGCACCGTCGTGTTTGTCGTCGCGGTGTAGCCTAGCGCGCCAGCGACGTTCGCGTGAACGATGCCGCCCGAGGCCGGGGTGGTGTTGCCGGTGGCGATGAACGCCCCCAGCGTGCCGGTGTAGCCGCATTCGAAGGTCGCGCCAGAACCGCTATCCACGTCAGTCCAACTGACCAGCACGTCCACCAGATAGGTATTGGCGGGAATGACCGGGCCGCTGATAGTATCGCCCGACGCCAGCGCCGTGGTAGTCGCGACCGTCCAGATTTCCGACGTGGAACCGGTAGCGTTGTATTTCGCGCCCTCAGTCGTGCCGGTCAGGATGTTGGTAGCCTGAAGAGTTGCCATGCCGGTGCCTTATCCTTGATGCTGCGGACCGACTGTGAGATAAAGCGAAGCGTCGCAACCCGGTCCAGGGGCCGCGACACTTCTAACCAAGCGAACGAGAAGGCGCTCGACATGGCTGACGAGACTATAGCACCCGATGAGGCTGCGGCGAAGGCTACGCGTCGCAACGCGTACCACGCTCAATGGCGCGCGAACAACCCTGAGCGCTGGAAGGCGATTGTCGCCAAATCCAACGCCAAAAACCGAGACAAGAGAGCGGCAAGCGACGCCAAGTGGGTGGCTGCTAATCCCGCTCGCGTCAAAGCGAAGATGGATAGATGGCGGGAAGCCAACCGAGAAACGGCTAGAGCGGCCACGATTAAATGGCGAGCTAACCATCCTGACCGCAACAGGGCCGCCTCGAAGCGCTGGCGCACCGAAAACTCGGAGCATTACAAAGCGATAAAGGCTACCCGACGCGCTAGAGAAATGTCGGCCGAAGGTACCTTCACCGGCGCCGACATCAAGGCGATTTTCGCAAGACAGCGCGGCAAGTGCGTCTACTGTAACGTCTCGCTCCACGGAGGTTACCATACTGACCATATCATCCCTCTTGCCAAAGGCGGGACGAATTGGCCAAAGAATCTACAACTGACTTGCAAGAAATGCAATCAGAAGAAGCATGCAAAACATCCAATCGAGTTCGCACGATCGATCGGATTGCTGCTTTAATGAGAAGCTGCATAGCTGCTCATTACTACGGTAGCGAAATCTGTGCTATTGTAGACCGTTTTCTTTAACCCAAATATTAGGCCCGCCGACACGCCCAACTGATTCTCGTAGTCGAACAACTCTTCGACCCACGTAAACTTGTTGACCGAATTGTCGCGCCCGAAGCCGATCATCCCCGCCTGTGCCCCACAGAACACCGCGCGCCGGACGGTCGTGATCGCCGCGAAACCGCTCGGGTTGTAGCCCTGCGTCACGCGGGCGTCTTCGTGCAGGATCACGCCGTTGTAGACGCCGAGGCTGCCGTCGAAGATCGGATTGGCGTCAACCAGGCCGCCGGTCATCGCGGCTTTCTGAATATCGAGCCACTGGCCCGTTGCCGTGGTCGTGCGGATATCCGTCACCTGATACGGATGCAGCCACGCGACGTAGAACTTCTTACCCGACACGGTGACCGGACGAATGGCCGGCGTCAGCGTCTTCGCTCGCTCCACCGCCTTGTCGATCATCGTCAGCGAGAACACGTTGCCGGCGCCAAGGCCGGTATCGTCGGCCGTGCCTGCGACGTTGGTATAGTGATTGGAGTCCGGCGCGATGCACGCCTGCAACCCAGTCCACCGCACGTCTGGCGCCGTAAGCGCTGGCGATGCGAACGAACCGGACGGCCCGACGTTGCCGCAAAGCTGGTTGAAGCCGGACCAGTCGATGCGATCGGCCCACCAGTCGCGCAGGCCAGCAAGGCACTCATCGCGGATCTGGAAAGGCACGCGCTGCTGCGACATGCGGCCAGACGAGCGAACGGCGTTGCGGAGCTGGTTGATGACCAGGGCGTCGCTGTACGTCAGCAATGCCTCTTCGTTGCCCTCCAGCACTCCGTCGCCGAGCGTGCCGTTGCCGGACAACTGCATACGCAGACCGTAGGTGATCTGATCACCAGCGCTTTTCTGCGTCTCGTCCTTGATCTGGATCATCGAGTCCACGGTGTCGCCGATGAACTTGTACACCCAGCACGCTTTCAAGGCTTCGACAGACAAACGCTTCGACCAGAGCTTCACGGCCAAAGCATTACCAGTGCCGTATGTAGTAACCGCCAAGTGATTTACTCCTGCGCATGGGTTGATTACTTACTTGTCCCTGCGCAGGACTGGCGAGCGCGCTGTATAGCTGCGCGACGCTATTGCCGAATCCAAGCGAGCCGGCAACCGCTCGATCGATGCCTTACAGGGGCATCTCCCCGAGTGTCCAAAATTTGGACGAGCGAACGCATAGCACGCATTTGGAATGGTGCGCAACACAATTTTGCAAGGGTCGGATTTTGTGGTAGAAGTTGCGTGACGCCGGGCGGATTGCAGCCGACCCGGCGCCACTGACCTCAAACCGTTAGGAGCACCGGCCTATGGCTAAACGCGTCTTTACCCCAGAACAGCGCGAAATACGACGCCTTCGTGCGACTGCATGGAACCTTGCGCACAAGGGACGCCTTGCCGAACTCAGTCGGCTGTGGAAAATCAGAAACCCTGAGCGCTATGCGCTTTATGTTAAAAACAAAGTGCAAACTGCGGAATATAAAGCTTACCAAGCTGCTTTTCAGCGCCAGTGGCGAGCCGAAAATCCTGATAAGGTAAAAGCAGCACAAAAGAAATGGGCATCCCAAAACTTGGATTCCGTATGCGCCAAGACGCACAAAAGGCGCGCGTTGAAACTAGCCTCTGGGGGCACTCACACGGCGGCCGATCTGCGCGTAATTTGGCAGTTCCAAAACGGAAAATGCGTTTATTGCCAGAAGCCAATCGACGAAGATCGAGAGATAGATCATTGGGTGCCATTGGCACGCGGAGGCTCAAATGATCGAATTAATCTTCAATATCTCTGCATGTACCATAATGGTCGCAAGGGCGACAAAGACCCCTTGGAGTACGAATCCTCAATCGGCTTCATCCGCACCTATACGGTGGGCGCAGCCTTTGCTACATCGCCGATACCTGCGGAGACGGAGCCCCTTTCGCCCCCATCCCCGCAGGCTTGAACCCCTTCGCGCCGGAACCGCACTCGCCGCCAAAGCGGAGCGCATAGCAGTCGCCGTTATAGAGCGAGCACGAGTACGACAGCCGGCCCTTTCCTCGCGGCGTCATGACGACGTGAGCGCAATCGCGGCACGCGACAGGACGCAGCGACGTGTGGGGACCGACTTCTAGGGTCATTCCATTAGCTCCCACGACACCACGCGGCCGTTAATCGTCACGACACGGGCAGTCTCGATCTTGCCGACATCCGGAAGATCGCCTTTCCCAGGCTCGTCGTTAAACGATGCACGGTAACTCAGATCGTAGAACCCGAAGCACCGCACATTTTCCAGATCGTGTTCTCTCGTGCCGATCCTATCGTGCGTCGGTCCAAGCCACGCTGTATAATGAGCTTGGCAAACCGTGCAGTCTGCATCCGCCACAAGCATGTCGGGGCACGCAAAGTGGTCACGTGGCAAACGATAAATAGGGCCGCAGATGGCAACCTTGGACTCGCAGCGGCTGCACTCACGTTTGGCTAGGTTGCGGCTCACACTTCCCTCACCGGCATAAAGTGCCGTCGCAGATCGCCATCCAAGTGGTTCCACTCCTCCACCGACACGTCCACGATCAGCCCATCGCCCATCTTGGCCGGAGGCGCACGTAGCAGCATGTGGATCAGCCGCGCCAATTCGTATGCTTCCATGTTCTTCGACCACGTTTTCGGCTCGGCGCGATAACCCACGATGCGCGGCTGCACGGGCACCGGCTCGGCGCCAGGCCCGTGGAACACCGTTGCCCCATGGATACGGCGTGGCGCGTTCTGGTAGGCCACCGTCGCGGCAGGAGAAACCGGGTTGCCCTGCTTGTCGAACGACGGCGTGATGGCGTTGGCCTTGGACACGAACGGTGAGACAGGGATCGGCTCGCCGCCCTTTCCAGTCAAAACACCGCCGCCGTCATAGAGGTTTTGGGATACGCCTCGGGTGCGGCTCATGGCTTATGTCCCAAAAAGGTTTCTCATCGCCGCCTTGCTCTGAGCCGGCGGCATCTTCTGGATCTTGGCGTAGACCGCTTCGAACTCCGCGTCGCTCATGTTCGCGATAGCCTGCGTCGCCAGTTCCCCGCGCGGCGCGGCGCCGGTCGAGCCCAGCGTCGTGGCCATGTCGTTGCCGCGGAGCAGGCGTTCGGCGGCGCTATCGACGTTGACTGATGGCGTGCGAGCCGGCGCCAATGGGTTGTCCGTGCCGCCATTGCCCGGCTTGTATCCCGATGCCTCTGCCAGCTTGTACAGCGTCTCGGCGAAGTTGCGCCCCTTCTGGCGGGCGAAGTTGGCCGTGTTGATGATATCGGCCTGGATCGCCTGCTGGATACGCACGGGATCGTCCTCGCCGATCGCCCGGATGTGCGCCTGACGGGCCGCCAGAAGGTGCGCCATGGCCTGATTGTAATCGGGCGTGGACTGCATGAACTCCTGTTCCTGCGCCTGCCCCCACGACTGCAACTCTGCGATCTGCTGTTGCTGGCGCTGCTGCTCGGTGATCTGCTGGTTGCCGCTCTGGATCTCCGCCAGTCGCTTGTCCAACGCCTCCTGCTTGCGCTGGAGTTCGCGGAGATGCCAATCAATGTGGGCCTTCGGATCGCTGTCGAATGCTGGCGCAGGCGTCTCGGCCACCGCTGGTGCCGGCTGGGCCGCGTTCGCTTCCAGCGCCTTCGTCAGCATCTCGAAGCGCGTGTTGACCTTCGCCAGTTCAACCTCGCGCTCACGGGCTGCTTGCTCGGCTTTCTTCCGGCGCGTGCGCTCTTCGTCCAGTGCCCGCTTGTCCACAAGCTTGGCCTGGTCCGGCTCTTTTGCCTGCGGTTCCGGCGTTTCGGCCGGTTCTGGCTGCGCGCGCTGCGGTTGTCGCTCGGGATCGGCAGCCGGCGCCGGACCGGAGTTATCCTCGGCCCGCATCGCATCGAAGAGGGCCTTTTCGTCGGCCGTGAGTTCGTCCAGGGCGCCGCTCATCTATCCACTCCCTCCGGGATACGGCCCGGCCCGGAAGCCGCTATCCGGCGGCTGCGGAATTGTCGTCCTGCGCCAGCCAGCGCAGCAACGCGTGGTAGTCCGTCAACAGCGTCAGGTCCGGCTCGACGCCCGTGCCGTTGCAATGGTGGCATCGCTCGCCGTCTTGGCGCTCGCCTTCGCATTTCTCGCACGTCATGTCGGCGCACTCACCTGCTGCGGCGAAGGCTGCGGCGGATTCAAAGCCTGGTGGACGTCCAGCGCGTGTCCCGCCTGATCCATCATCATCCCGTGCTGCGCCTGCGCAGCCTCCAGAGCGTGCCCCGCCATATCCATGCCCTGATCATGCTGCTGCGCCGAGTTCTTCAATAGCATATCGATCGCCGTCATCGCCCGCTGGAAATGCACGTCGTCCGCCGTCACGCCTGCGTTCTGCAACGAGTTGATCGCGTCGGCCTTGATCTTCTCGATCCGCGCCTGCTGCTCCGTCAGGTCGCCCTGTACCCGCCGCGGCGCCGCCTGCGTCTCGGCCGCCAGACGCGCCGTCTCCGCCTGTCGATGCGCCGCCTCGGCCCCGATCTTCTGCGCCTGCGCCTGCGCAAGTTGTTGCTTGGCCTGCACCTCGGGATTCGGCGGTGGTGGCTGGGCCATGATCTCCTTGATCTTGGAAATCAGCGACGACGGGAACGGCGAATACTTCATCAGCTCCATCATGACCGGTGCCGGGAAATTCATCGTCCGGATCATCGGGAACATCTGCATGATCATCGCCCAGACGCGTTCTTTCATGTTGGGCGAGGACGGCGCGTCATCGACAATCACGTCATACTCGGCAATGCCCTGGTCACGGACGAACGGCACATACTGCGCCTGATCATCGCCACCGATTCGGATCAACCGTCCGTCGCTGATGAACGTCTGGAGCATCCAGATCATCAGCCGGCCCTGTTCCTTCTGGTAGCGGCGCTTGGCGTTGAAAATATACGCCAGCACGGTCATGCCCTGCTGCTTGCGCTGCATCTCCAGCACGCCGGGCTGGTTGGCGCTCTGCTGCGCAATCATCTCCAGGTTGACGCCAGCCGTTGCCGGAATCGCCTGCAACGCCGTGTCCATCATCTGGTTGATCTGCACGGGGAACTGCGGCGGCTGCTTCTGCTGGACCTTGCTCATTCCCCCCGGATTGAGTTCCGTGATGGAATCCGCGTCCGCCCAGCTATCGCGCGCCTCCTCGATATCGACGAAGGCGTCGGTTTCCGCGATCAGGCCGCCCTTGGCGTTGGTGTTGACGATATGGAGCGCCTGCGTGAACAGTTTGTTGGTCCACATCTGCGGGTCCATCATCGCCCGCACGAGTCCGTACCAGCAGCCACGGTTACGGTCGCGCTTGCCGGTCATGAACTTGTACGAGAAGCCGCCTTTGTCCGGCCCGCGCATGACCTTGAGCACGACGTTGCCACAGATGGCCTTGTAGTAGCGTTTCTCCCGGTCCTTGATCATGAACGGCTTGCTGCCGAGAAGCATGGCGCGCTTCCGGTAGATATCAGCCCGTTCCTGGTCGAGCCGCACAAACCGACCGGTTGACGGATCGAGCACGCGCCACGCCGGCACGAAGTCCCACCATTCCACCTCGACCAGCCGGCATTGCATCCGCTCGCGGTCGATCTGGCCGGCTTGGTCGATGCGGTAATACGGCGCTAGACGTGCATTGTGCGGCTGCCGCGTCTCGTCGGGCTGGTCCTCTGCCCATTGCGCGTGCAAATCCACGACGGGGAACGTCGGGAACATCTCCTCCGCCACAGGTACCGGCACATCCTTGACGCGGATGACGAATCTCGATTCGTCATAGTTTGGCTTGCGCGACGACGGATCGGGATACAGCTCCAACGGGTCAACGCGGTCGATCTTGATCAGGCCGTCTGGATCTGTATCGTAATCCATACGGGTCTGGGTTGCCCCTACACCCGTAACTATTACATCTCGTAACGCTTCGCTCTCTTCGTCCTCCGCGTCGCACTCGTCGCGCGCCCATTGGCCGGCGGATGTCAGGAGTTCGTCGGTTCCTGCCTCTCCCAACGTGCGAGGATAGTATTGGACGGTCTGGCGGTTGCCGATTTCAAGTCCTGAAACGCCGTCAACAAATGGATCGATCCGATTAAAAGTCACCGCAGGGCGTGATTGGTCACGCAATATTTGTAAATCAGTCTCATTCCATTGATGCCCAGCACAAAAGTCGAAGCAATTTGCTGCTTCTTGTCTCCAGTCTTGGAAATGATCGCGAGATGCTCTGAACCACTTAATGATTCTCTTGAGAAGTTCTTCTTTATCTAACTCAGACCGCATGTCCTGCGGACTGTTTGCTTGCTCCATAGTTGTTCCAGCCCCAGGCGCACCATCTTGCGCTTGCGACTGCGGGTTTGGATTAAGCACCTCGCTCATACGATCAGGCCCATAATACGAGCAAATTCTTCAGGAGACTTCTTGCCTTTCCTTGTATTGCACGTATTGCAGGCCGCCTGGAGATTCCTAGGCAAGTTCGATCCGCCATTGACCACCGCCTTCATGTGATCGATATGGCGCCTCTTCTCTGATCGAATGCTGCATCTGCAATAAGCGCACCGATAGCGTTGCGCCTTGAGAATGCGATCAACATCTTCCTTGGTGTGGGATCCCTCCGCATTTCGCAATCTCGCACGCCGATTCCGCTCATACAGAGCATGAAGATCAGCGTTCGCCGCGCGCCATGCAGCACTGGATTGAGAAACGCTCCTCGCGTTTTTTGTTTTGTATGAACGATTGTAAACCTGCAAATGGCAACGATTGGCTATCCGCCATTCGCGTTGGTATGCAGCAAGCAATTCCTTATTTGCCGCTTTCCACTTCTTCATTTTCTCAAGAAGCACCTCGCGGTTATCGCGATGGTATTCCTTTCTTGCCTCTTTTAGATAGTCGCCGTTCCTATCGTAATATGACGCCCACATCTGTTTGACTTTATCAGGGTTCGCAGCCCTATAAGCGGCAGCCCGGGCACGAGATTCTTCTGGGTTTTTATGGTATGTTTCCAACGCGCGGACGCGCGCACATTCGCAACACCCGCCGCCACTTACATTGCGCTCGAATATGTGTCCATGCGGACAGGGCTTGCCAGTGAAGTACCGCCTATCCCCGCACTCCTTCGCATGCGCCCTAGAGAACACAGGCGGCGGCCCATCCACAGCCTCGCACATCAGCATAGAGGCCGCCCTTGCTCGTATTCTTCGCGCTTGTCCATAGAGTGATGAACGAGAACATATTCATCCCATGTCGGGACGCACCAACACTCTTCCCCGAAGAGATGCGGGCGCAAATCTGCGATCGGCATTACCTCCGCAGGGTCACTGAAGGCTTCCCAGCCATGGAGGGCAATGCCTGCGCTCATGCCGACCAATCCTCTTCCGGACCATAAGCAACGCGCTCAGCCCGTTTGTCGATGAAGTACGTCATCAGCGCCCGACGCACAAAATCAGGTCCTTCAGCGGGTGAAATTCCAGATCTCCACGACTGGAAAAAACAGTTTACCTGCTTTCGTTCATCCCATACCGCAAAAGCAAAGCCAGCGACGTTTCGTTCCTTGACGTGGTGATCAAGTGTATCTTTGACCCAAAGAAGAACCAGTTCACGGTCCTTGTCTCTCGGTTCGCGCAGGATCACCACCTCGGCAAGTTGGCTGTTCTTCGGCCGAACGCGACTGATGCGGCAACCGGCGTTCATGCGGTTGCCTTCATGGCCTCGGTGTACTGGCGCTCTAGTTCCGTGATTTCCTCCGCGTCAGGCGCACGCCATGCTGGACTATCGTCCATGGCAACGTAATGACATGCTAAGCCATCCTGGCACGGACAGAACGGATCGCCGAATGCGGAGCGTTCGGTCACTTCTTCTTCCGCCCCTTCATCGCCTTATCGCCTGTTTTATTCGCGATCGCGATGGCCTCACCCTCGTTCATGCCCTTTCCGACAAGCGCCGTCGCCTGACGCGCGGCTTTCCCAGCGGCTGCACCCTTCAGCTTCTTGTTGTGTTTCTTGGCAAAGCCGGCGCCGCTAGGCCACGGCATCAGCGCTTCCCCTTCATCTTCTTCCGCGCCATCTTGTCCTTCTTGTCGTCGGCCTTCGATCCCTCCCACTTCTTGACCGACATGCCGGCCTTCTTGGCCCCAGCCTTGTCCGCCTTCATGTCGGCTTTGGAAGCCTCGTACCTGGCCATCATCCCGTCCCCTTCAACTGCGCCACAGCCGCCATCACCCCATCAATCGCCTCGGCCACCGCCCGCTTTCGCGCTTCCTCAGCTTCAGCCTGCGCAGCCGCCAACACTGCCTGATGCTCGGCTGCCTGCGTCGCCGCTGCCCGTGCTGCCTTGGCTGCGTCAGGCGCCAACACGCGCTGCACCGACGACCACCACGTGCGCGGCGATGGAGCATTCGTGCCGTCGATCAGCCAGAAGCACGACTCCTCGTCCGGCGCTAGGTCGAGTGGCTCATCGACCGCGCCGTCCTCAATCCGATCGCGCGGGCCGGGCTTGACCGTCACGAGGCCGCCTGACCGGTTGAGCACCCACAGTTCGATGGGATGGCCAATCGGCGCCGGAAGTTGCACCGCACATGGAACGCGGACGACAGTAAGCCGGCGCACGAGCAGTTCCACGCCGTTGGCCGGGGGCGCCGTGACGATGGATCCCGTGGGCGGCTCGCCGAAATCCTGGTTGGTCCACGCCATCAGGAGAGCCTCCGGAGCACTTCCTCTAGCATCTCGCCAATCGCAGAAAAGGTCGCATTTTGCACAACTCCAGCGTTCGTGCTCACGAGACTCACAGGCCCGTCTGGGAGATCCGTTCCGAACACCTCGCGGTGGTGCAGGCGAATGTAGCGGTCCCGCCTATCTAGGAACGATTCGTCAGCCATAGCCCTAGCTATTCTCCGCCCACGAAAACGCCTGCTGCATGGCCTGCGTCTGTGCCGCCTTGCCGGCGATCGTCACAGCCGTCCCTGGCGGCACGAGAATCTTGCCGTTGAACGCGTACCGGATGATCTGCGCCCCGGCGTAAGTCGTGGCGCCGAACGCCGCCAGCGCCGGCCCTTTGGTCAGCGTGCTGGTGAACGTCGCCGCCGAGTAGGCCAACGCGTTCGGCGTGGTGGTCACGCCCAGCTGTGCCGATTGCGGCGTCAACGCCGTGGTGGTCGCGAGTGCCGCGCCGCCGCTCTGGAAATAGAGCGAAATGTCGGACACGACGGTCGTCGCATTGATGACGGCCAGTTCGTAGTCGATCAGTTCCAGCGTCACGGGCGACGCGGCCGGATTAAACAGGGTGAACGTGCTGACCAGCCCGCTGGCAATGACCGGGATCGTGGTGCCAGCGCTCGCCGTAGTGACGAAGAACGACGTGCCGAGCGCGGCGCTCAGCCAGTTATCGCCGTGCTGCTTGCCGAGCGTGTTGACGTTCGACCTGAAGCCAACCCCCGGAAAGCCGGCGGGGAAGCCCTGTACGAGACTGGCCATGCTCTAGCACCTTCTTGCCTGCGCCAAGTCGGCGCCGTTAATTCACACCCGTCACCGTCAACCGCCGCTGGATCACGTCCGCCAGCACCGCACCGACTTCGCCCCATTCTGTCTCAGGCGCCATCGCCTGCACGCAACTAACCAGGGCCGTAACCAGTCCGTCTAGCACCTCCGGCTGTCGCATGCGATATTTTCGTGCAGTTCGCTGCGCTGCCAGAGACAGGGAGTCGGTCAGCGCGACCTGCGTCTCGAAACGGCGCGCGTCTCGGGAATCAAGGAACTCGCGGAGGGGATGGGAGCGGGAGATCATGCCTCAACGCCTTCCTTCAACGCCACCTCGATCATCGCCCGCCACGTATCCACGGCGTTTTCTTTCCAACATGGGTCGCCCGTGTGTTGCCAGCCGGCTTCGACCATTTCGTCTGTCGGATCGAACGCAGCCCGCAGCAAAGCCCGTGCAATCTTCTCTCCGCGATAACGGTCACAGCACCGGTTTGCCACGAGGATGTCGGTCATCCGCTCTATTATGCCGCCCATGCGCTCCCCCGATGCCGATCCGCACGATACGCCCGAGCATAACGGTCGTTCGGCCGCAACTCACCCGCATTCCGCGCCCCGATCGCGAGCATCCTGAAGGCGTCGGCGTCGTCCGAAGCCCAATCGTGGACCGGCTTTGACCGCCAAACCTGCGCGCTTTCGTTCCACTCACGGCGATAGCCTGCCAGCGACTTCAGTCCCTTGGCGCATCGCTTGGCATCGAACCAGCACTGCGGCAGCACCATCATCACCGCGTTGATCCCGTCCGCCAGCGAACCCGGCCCGGACGGCACGGTCTGAATATTCGTCAGCCCCAGCCATTGCAGGATTTCCCGCCGGCTTCGGCCCGTGCCCAACTCGTTCACTTCCACGTCGTGCGGCAGCAGATGCCGTGCGTACTTGTACGGCTTCCGGTCCAGCTTCGCAATGTAGTGCTCCAGCCCGGCGCCGCTGTCGCTGATGTGGTCGATGATACGCCACTGATCCGTGCGGGTAATCTGGGCAAACCAGATACTCGTGGAGTTGTCGATGCCAAGATCCCACGCCGTCGTGACTGGCAGGCGAGGATCGAACGGCACGTCACACACGCGACCCTCGATCTCCGCGTCCTGGAGCAGGCGCCCGTAATAAGAACCGGAGTTCGGAGTATCAAAACTGCATAGAAGTTCTTGATTAAATTCGGCTTCTGTCATCTCCGCACGAAGTCTAGCAATGGCTTCCGGTGTCAAAACATTCGTATCGGTATAGCGCAGCAGGTATCGCGAATGCCCCGGCTTACCTGCTGCGTCATCATAGGCCGAACGCAAGCGCCCCAGTCCTTTTGGCGTACCGGATCGTAGAAGCGTGCCTTCAAAATCAGCCAACATGGGCTCAATCGCCATCGCCTGGCCATCGGCGCTCGTGTCATCGCACTCATCGATGATGATTTCGTCCGCGTAGCCACCACGCCAGGAATCGGGGTTGTCCATGCCGCCGGTCTGGTAAACCGCGCCGTTCGGGAACACTGCGCGGCGCTTGTCCTGGAGGCACTTAGCGCCCGGGATATCCTCTACCGCCCGGCACAACCGATCCCACATGCCGGTGCGATCCCATTGCACCTGATTGGGCAGCGTGTGAACGATGCGCACCGGATCAGACCGCAGCGACCGCGCCACATCCTCCGGCTGCCACATGCGGCCCCGGCGGTTCGGATCGGCTCTCCCTACCAGATGATGCCGTGTGTGCGTCAGCGCCTTGCGGATGCCGCGCCACATTAGCGCAGTTGACTTGCCCGCTCGTCTATGAACTACAGCGACGATGCGCGGCGCAGTGTCCTCGATCAGATGGACTTGCCACGCTCGGGGGCGGAAGGGGAGGGTGACGACCTGCTCAGTCATCCACGCACCAACAGCCACGAAAACTGCAAGCAAACGCGCCAAGGCAGTCCAATGCGCCGCCATTGCCGCCAACAGATCGGAATGCGCTGGATGCGTCCAAGTAAGGTGCGGCGCTTGATATCACTCACTTTCCGGCGCCCACCGATAAACCACCGCCACCGGCTTGCCATCTCCGTCCTGCAACGTCTGTGGCGCCTTCCCCGACGTGCGATCGAACAGCTTGTCGGCACCCGCAAGCCGGTTGAGCGTGGATTCGTTTTCATCCCGCTTCACCCGCAGATAGAACTCCTTCAACTCCTCCTCGATCTGAGCCTTCTGCATCGATTCCAGCGTCGGCAAGACGCGGCCCGTCACGGGATCACGCGGCAAGTCCCTGGCTCCAGAGACAGGTGGAATTGGCGTCTCATTCGGCACGAATCCCTTTGCCGGCCCACCCCATCCTTTGCCTCCAGCCGGTGTACCGCTCGCAGGCTTGGGGTTCTTGGCCTTATGCGCCGCAATGGAGGCCGTAATATCGCGGCCTCGCTTGTCGTAGCGGCGCTCGGTGGGGGGATCGTCAGGCACGACGGAAATACGGCCAGATCACGAGGAAAATGGCGAAGCCAACCAGACCATCAATCAGACCTGGAATCACTTCTTCTTTCCCTTCCCCAGCACCTTATGGGCCTTGGCCGCGATCTTTTCCTCGGTGCCCTTGCTCATGCGTCCCGCATTCACAGCCTGCGACGCTCTCGCCAGCGCATTGCGTGCGTGGCTCTTATCAGGAACCGGGTACGACCGACCACCACCAGCGAAGTCCTTGGCCGGCAACGCCTTCCGCGCCTTGGTCGAGAGCTTGGCCATACCCTACTCCACACCATAGCCGGAGCTGGTCCGGAACATCGGAGGGAATGCAGAAATGTGGTGGTTTGTCAACCCATTTGCACCGAAACTCGCGTCTTTTCCGGCGAGTAAGCCCCCGTCATATGCACCGGACAATAACTCTTCCCAAACACCGCCGCCTCCTCGCAAAACCGAAACCCGCGCGTGCCAGGCTGCCCGATCGGCCAGCAGCACGGGTGAGGGCGGCGCGAGACGTAGGACGGGGTGGGCGCGGGTGGTGGGGCCTTGGCCTTCTTCGTCGGGGTAAGCCGGCGCAATCCAAGTGCCTTGGCCTTCTTGACCACGCTCCAGTTCGTCCGCTGGAGATGGTCGCAGATCTCCGCCACACTCCGCTCGCCCCAGTGCTCCGTCAGGTACGCCACCTCCTCCGCACTCCACAGCCTGTCGCCGCTCGGTGTGTGCACAGCCGGCACTGTCCTCTTCGGTCGCACCAGATGTGGGCGCTTGGGCTGCGCCATGTCCTTCCTGATCGGCGACGGGCGTCCAGGCAGTTTCAGCCGGCGCGCCTTGTGGATCACGGACGCCTTGGACAGGTTGACGCGCCGGCCGATTTCAGCCGTAGAAATCGACAGATCTGGCCAGCATTCGAGGAGCGTCGCTATGCGCTCGGGCGTCCATGGGCTATTGGCGGGGTGGGCGATGCCGGTCATGGTTGCTTCCATTCCAGATACCACTGACGTTCCCAAAATCCCCCCGTTTGCCTGATAATCCGCAATCCTCGTTTATGTCCGACAGTTCGAACACGAAAACGCCGCCGGCGGTTGCTTTCAAGCCGCCACGCAACAAGTGGTCGAGGCACACCAAAGATCATCACTGGACAGTCCATCACACCCCCTCCGGCGCCGCTTCCCCGCTCAGCGCCGCTCGGCCTAAAGCTGATAGGCGCCATCCCAAGCGGCTTTTCACGACATATTTGCCAACGTCCGGCAAATCATCTTCCCCCGGCTCAATAAGGCCGAGGGAACGCATCGAACTCTCCACGTCTGCATTGTGTGACCACGACGCAATTACGATCAACCGGAGTGCCTTACCCTCCTCCCGCAGCCGCGCGTTCTCGGCGCGGAGACGTAATATCTCCCGTGCCGCAGCATCTTGATCTCGGTGCTCAGGATACCTCGCAATCATGGCGTGCGCTGCCGCCAACTCCTCCCTCAGAGCGTTGTATTGCTCGGGCGAATACCATGCGGTCACAAGGCATTCCTCGTATCCTGCGTCCGCAGCGCCGTCAATCGGTCCGTCGATGCTCATCCCCCGTTCTCCTGCTGGGAGCGGCGCACAATCCATCCCTCTTGTCGTGGCACTATCCTCGGTTCAACTTCGATAACGTCATATGCAATCGGCGAGCACCACCACGGATGACCTTTCCATTTCTTGGCAAACGATTCCGCTTCCAACATCGTATCCCATGTCTTCAGCAAGAGTGACGGTTTTTCTGGATCACTGACGATTTCAGATGAAATCCAATCATATTGTGGCTCTAAAATAATCCACAACTTTGTGCCATGTTCCGTCATTATCGTGCGTTCCGGAGTGTTACAACGCATTTCTCTGGACGTCACAATAATGCCGTAGCTCACTCCGCCGCCTCCCCGACCAGCGCGCGAATGGCCGCGCGGGCTTGGATCATGGCCCAATTCCGCTCTACTGCCGGCATCATCTGCCACCACGATATCGGATCGGCTGGTGGCGTTAGTTCGAGTGCGAGCAGCATCGCAAGCGCCACCCGCTCCACGTCCGCGTCCGACGGCCAGCGCACGTATACCGACGCGGCACTGACCTCCACGACCTCCGCCGTCACGCGATAGCCGGGGCCGACGACGTGGCCTCGGGTGCCTTCGGGGATGGTGGGCGTCATCTCAATATTCCCAGTTTGACCGTCAGCCAAAATGCCAGCGTTCCCATGACAAACGCCAATAGTATGCCGCCGATCACTTGCTGCCAGACCGGTGGATCGTCACTCACCGCCATTTCTCCCTCTTCTCGTCCGACCCATTGCGCATCGCCCATAGTCGATTCGCCCGCACTTCTCGTTCCATTTCCCGCTCTCGGTACCCGTCGGTAATCCGCCGCACCAGCTCCCCCACGCTGATCTCCAGCCTCGCCGCCTCCACCGTCAGCCATGCGTGCAGCGACGGCTGGAAGCGGATCGTCAGGGGAATTGTGGTGGTCATGACGGCGACTCGTCTTCGATCTCCGGGTCACGCGCCAATAAGCCAGCACCCACTTCGTCGTCACCCTCAATCGCGGCCATCCTCATGCACCATTCCTTCGTAAGTTTGGATGGTGATGCCGGCGGATCCGGTAGCGGCATCCAGTGTGAGGGCTCAATGTCATACAGCCCAACACCCTCCTCCCAGTTATCTTTGCCGGCAAAGTAGCGAGCCACCGTCATCAGTTCGTAGCCGGTTGGATACTTGCGATACACCAACACCTCCGTCCCATCTCTTGGCGCGCTGGCGATGTCACGCCAGGCTGGGGCGGTCATGGCCGGTCGTATCCACATTCGTAACTTTCGATCCTCGGTCGCTCCTCGGACGAAAGGTAACTGTGATACTGCTCGCGCCAGTCAGCTGGCGGCATGGACAGCGGCCACATTCCTGCCGCTCCTACGTTGCGCATCACCAAATACCAATTCGTGAAGCGTTCCAGTTTCTGCTTCTCTTCCGCAATCCATGTTAAGAGTCCCTGAGCGCCCATCTAATCCTCCACACGTCCACGGTTACAATACGCACCGCGCGGTTGGTTGTCGAGGGGAATGTGGCTGCGGGCAGGACTCGAAACCTGCTATCTCCGTTGCAAGCCGACGCACCACCGTCAGCAGGCCGGGTCGGTCAACACCAAATCGACACGTTGGCAACGATTTGTCGCGTCAATTACCAACCGACAAAATGCACGTTTGTATCGAGATATCCCACATCGGCGGCGTTCGACGGAGACGACGTCCGCCATGTCGCTAGCGATCGCAGTAGGTTAGCGGCACACTGGCGCGCTGTACCCTCATTCTGGCGTCAACAGCACGTCGTCCACGACAACACCCACCCTATCGCCCATCCAAGAGCCGCGGCGCCTATAGGCCCCAGAGCGAATAGGAAGCGCCGTACGCACCCAATCATGCGTTCCCGCTCTCTACCACCAGCCGCACGCTAAAACCCGCTGACGCCCCATCCTACGCGTCCCACGGGGCCGCTTTACGTCCGCTCCCTACCCACCGACGGCAACCCATCCATGAACCGACGTACGCTATCGGCCATGATGACCGTGTGCGAGCCGATCTTGCGCGCGTCCAGTTTGCCGATGCCGAGCACCTGCAACACGTCGGTGACCTTATAGGCGATGATTTCCATGTTTCACTCTCCGTTCTTGTTGCGTGTAGTTATGTTCCGATGGGGACGGAACGCGCGGTCATGGCCAAACCACAACCCCGTGCTCGGCATTCCACCGCTCGATGAACCGATCCAAGCCAGCGTGAGCCGCCGCTACGGTGCAAGGGGCGCACGGCTCATCGCATTCTCCGTCGCATTCCGGACAAGGCTCCGTACGGTCGCCGTCATACGTCCAGAGCGCCTTGAGCAGCCGTGCATCGGACGGATCGCCAGGCATTCCTTCGTTATCGCCGGCCCATTCCATCACCGCCTCGATCAGCGCGTCACGCCTGTCCATCGTTTCGCTCCTTCGTATGTGTTCGGATTCCGTACGGCACCGTTGGGTGGAACGCGCGGTCATCTCCGCAGGCCCAACTCACGCGCGAATGCTAAGCGCCGCGCCTGTAGCGGGCGGTCAAACTTGCGAGTAGCCGCAGCCAGCTCCGCCTCGCGTTGCTTCATCCGACATGGGCACAACGGCTGCCCATTTCTGGGGCCTAGGCAGCCGCATGGCGTAGCTTGGTAGTGTGTCGTCATCATCGTGTTCATTCCATGTTCTCCCTTGGTTATGATCAAAGATCATTGATCGGAACGCGCGCGCACGGCTAGTGTGATCTACGCCATTTCATCGCTCTTTCGCCACGATGCGGACCCATGCGGAGGGGATTCCTGTTTCCACGGTTCCTGTGTGTGCGCGGGCGTGCGTGTGCGCGATTAGGGGGAACGTGGGGAAACCTCCGCATGGGTCCGCAAAACCAGATCATCTTTCCGCATCAGTCTCGAAATAGGGGCGCGGTACCACGAGATCTATGCCTGCGAACATCGATTTGCCGTCTCGGTCCTCCTTCTTCGTAAATCCCCTGGCTGCAAGGGTTTGCGAGAATCTTTTAGACGAGTTTGGTAACTCGCCAGCTGCGAGGCACCATTTTTTCCACGAGTTGAATAGGGCCATCGTGTATCCCTGATCGCCGCGTCGTTGGGTGCAGCACTCGGCCATCCACTGCCCGAATGCGTCCTCGGCCTCGAAATACTCCTCCGTGGCATCGAGCACGGCAGCTGGGGGCATCAACCGGTACTCCTGCCATTCGAGGCATCCATCGATCATCCACTGGAGGATGCCGGGCCACTCGGCCTTGAGTTTGTCGGCCAGATCTGGATCGCGTTTCTCGATCTCTATCTGAACATCGAACGGTATCATGTTGAAGCGCCTACGAATTGCCTGATCAACGTTCTTAAGTGCGGGCTTGTGATTGCCGGCGATGAACAGCTTGAACTGCGGTTGGAACGTGAAGTGGTCCTGGCGCATGAAGTTGGCCGTGATAGGATCGCCGCCCGTGATGGCCTTAATACGGGCTTCGGCAAGGTGCTTCCCTTCCTCGGTCTCCTGCGCCACGACGAAACGGGCGCCTTGGAGCCGGGCCAGCTCGGTGAGATGGCGGCTGCCGTTGGTCGCGGTGAACGTCTCGGCGTTGGCGACGATCGCGTAATCGCCCAGGATCGCAGTGACGGTGTTGAGCAGCGTTCCCTTGCCGTTGGCACCTGTGCCGTAAGCGAAGAACAGAGCGTGCTCCCGAATTGATCCAGTCAACGCGTATCCTAGAACACGTTGAATGTATGATTGTAATTCCGCGTTACTATTGGTCACGTCGCAGAGGAATTGTTTCCATAGCGGACAGTCCCCATGGGGAGAGATGGCCGTGACCTTGGTCATATGGCGCTTGCGGTCGTGGGATGCGAACGAGCCGTTGCGCAGGTCAACGATGCCGCGCGGGGTGTTCAGCAGCCACTGGTCTGTGTCCCAGTCAGTGACGGTCAGGGCGTGGCGACGGTCGGTGCGGGCAAGCTTTTCCACACTGGCGATCGTCTTGCCTGACGCGACGGAGCGCTTGGTGGCGGCCGATTGCGCGTCGCTGGCAGCCGAGCGGCACAGCAAGCGCACCTGGTCATAGACGTGCAGCGTGGTGTCCTGCGCCCATTTATGGCCGTTCCAGCGCATCCAGCGGCCCCAGCCGGCGACAAAGCGGAGGTCATCGGCATAGAGGGCGGAGAACTGGAGGGCGAGAGTGTCATCAGCGTAGAGGGCGGAAATCGGCGATTCGTCCTCGGGCGACGCGCCATAATCGTCCTCGGTGGGGACTGGGCGTTTACGACGCTGAATGGGGACCACCTTGTCGTCCTCCACGGCGCTCACGTTCCTACATCTGCGACAGGTATTCCCGCAGATCCTCCTCGCTTATCTTGGCTGGGGCAGTCGGATTTCCGTCGTCGGGAGCAGTCAGCATCCGCTCCAGCGCTAATCGGAGCACGATTGGCTGTGGAGGCGGTCGGCCCATTTCCCACCCTTCGACCGTGCGAGCTGACACACCAAGTAGATGTGCCATGTGTGTGCGAGTTAGCCCGTGCAGGGCGCGGACCACTCGCAGAAGTTGGGGAAGACTCGGTACAACGTTCATCGTGGATAGATGACATACGCACTTCGGCGCCGCAATGGTGCGTATCTACGCTACATAGCGGCTCGGCTATGCGTATTTTCTTTCCTGCACGGCTGGAGATTGGCACGCAGAATGCGTTCTGCGCCGCAGTGGGGCGTCTCCCCCCCTCTCCCATCACGGCGCGTCCAGCAGATGCGCGAGATGGTCGGCATCGGCTTTCTGCCCGGTGGCAAGCAGGGCGGCGCGGGCACGACGCAAGACGCGCTGATCCATGTAGTAGCCGTTGATGGCCAAGCGCTGAGCCTCGTCACGCACCGCCCAACACAGGCGCGCTGTGGCGCCATAGTGCCCTTCCGCGAGTAATGCACAGAGATGGCGCACGCTGTCCCACGACAGGAGGTGCTCGGCGAGGAGGGGAGCAAATAGCAGGGAATCTCGGCGGAGGTCGGACTCGGGGCGCATAGTGGTTCACCCCAGGATCAAAATGCGTTCGGAAGCCCTTGTAACGCCGGTATAAAGCCATTGTCGCCGCTGATCGGAGCGGTTGTATTCGTCGATTAGCACAACGCTTGGCCATTCGCTGCCCTGCGCCTTGTGAACGGTGAGGGCGTAGCCGTAGTCGAAATACCCTTCGGCATCGTCATCTGGATCCAGCGACGAGTCGATGCCGCGGAAGACTGAGTTCGGAATGGTGCGGCGCTTACCGTCAATACGCAGATGTATGTCGCTATCGCCGTCGAGAAACGGCTCGGCCAGTTCATAGATCGCACCGTTAAACAGGCCATGCTCGGAGTTGTTTTTGAGACAGACCACCGGCTCGCCACGCTGTGGATTTGGCATCCATGTCCCCCGCAGATCGCGAACGCGACGGTTTGCAGCGTCTTTGGTCTTGTTTTTCCAGCACAAAATAACTCCGGCATCCATGATGTCATCGCGTGATGCGCGCTCCTCAACGCGAAAGAGCGGGCCGTCGGCGGAATACGCCCCGGTCGTGCGGATAGCATGCGCCTGGCGGATGATCGGGGATTCCTGCGCTTGCCGTAGAATTTCCGTCAGAACGAAATCCGGCTGCGAAAAGAACTGGCGACCACGAACTGGCGGCAACTGGCCTGGGTCACCACAGGCTATGATTGTCGCGCCTGTGCGAAGGATGTCCTCCGCCATCCGGTCGTCCACCATCGAGCACTCATCGATCAGCACGACGGAGCGATGGAAGTAATCGTCCTTGACCTTGTTGCTCCAGTAAAGACGCTTGCGGCCCTTATCGTCTTTGTCGTGTCCGATGAGCTGGTAGAACACAGAGTGGATCGTCTGGGAGAGCACGCCGGTCTTGCGGCTGAGCACCGATGCGGCTTTGCCTGTAAGCGCAGATAGCGTGGCGTCTGGGAGGGTGCGTGCTACCTCGGCCAGAACCGTTGTCTTCCCTGTTCCGGCCAGGCCGTGCAGCACGAACACATTGCGCGGCTGGCTGGCCGCTTCGATGATCAGGTCGAAGGCTTGTTGCTGCTGGAGAGTGAACTGGATCATGCCGGTCACTCCGCCGCGACCGGTTCGTCCTCTCGCTCTCGTCGGACCTGGTCCAGATACCCCTCATGCTCCAGCCAGTTAGTGATCACCAGCCGCGCCACCGTAGATGGCGGCCGTCCCTGCCGGTATGCCGCGAGACGCAGGGCTTGCGCTTGCTCCAGGGTGACGCGCATCATGAAGTTTTTTGTCGGGTCTGACACGGACGCGCCCTTGCTTAGATCGTAACTCCGTTACCCTATGACGCCTCCGTGACGAGCGCAAGCCCTTCGTGCTGGATCCGTACCGTCACCACGCTACAGCCGGCGAAACACCGTAACTCCCCGAAACCGATGATTGGTAGATTTCCACATTCCGATGACGGCCTCGATCGCGAATGTGTCCTTGCGATACATTGGCAACACCTGATCAAGCCATACGACGTGCGTACCGGCAATCGCAGCACCCAGCGCCTCCATCACTTTATTGCGCTTGACCATTGTGGTCTGATAGCGCTCTGCATCCTCGATGCTGTAGGGTGGGTCGGCCATAATCAAGTCGTAGCTGGCCAGCGGGACGCGTGTGAGCGTCTGGGCGTCGTCCACGTAGTCGGGCGCCAAGTCCGCGTTTACGTCCACCGTATGGCCCGGGAGTGCCGTCAGATCGACCTTGCCGCTGAACAGGTGCAGCACGTCGGTCTTATCAGGGAATAGCGCTTTGATGCGCCGCAGGTAGCCGGCCGGATAGCCGCCGTAGTAACCTGACTTCACCCGGTAGTCGTTGCCCATGATCCATGTACCAACGACACGCCCATCGTCTGCTATAAATAGGCTGCGAGGAAAACCGGTCGCTCTCGTATAGTTATCGATGCGCGCTTGCCAGTCCATGGATAATCTCCAGTTGCTGAGATACCGTGACAGGAAGCGGCCTGATTGTGCAGCGTATAATCGAAACGTACTTAGCATATCTGGCGAGCGTTTCGCACCGGCAAGCTCGACTCTCACCGCATCGTCAGCACGGCCTGCTTGGACCGTCCGAGTCGCATGGCTATGTCGCCACCGGGATCGCCGCGATACCAACTCGTGCGGAGGAAACGCCGCCCCGAACGTTCGGGGCGGCGTTAAGAGATCCGACTAGGGGTGCCACCCGACATCGGAGACGTGCCTAAGCCTGCAACACCCGAAATAGGAGAAAGGAGAACAGCGTGGTTCAGCACATCACCCGGCGACAAACGTAAGCTTGCTGCCGACTGAGTTGGCCTAGCCGCTCAAGTCGGCAGCGCCGCCCCTCCGGGCCGAATCTTCATATAGTGTACGGGACAAATTGTCCAGCCCAATGATATCTCTTGGCTGGCAAGAGTCGTTGTCGTACCTATGGGTTATGCCCGGAGGGAAGCGCGCATGACCAACGTGACTAGACTGCGCCGGCCTACGGAGAATCGGGGGCCGAGCAACGCATCGCCCGATTCTCGGTGGAAAGAAGGTCGCATGTATGCGATCGCGTTCGATTTAGATACCGAAGCGGGTAACCGCCTTCACCCAAGCGGAGACTATCACAACGCTTACGGAGATATCCGGCGCTTCCTAGAGACGCGTGACTTTTGGAACCAGCAGGGAAGCGTTTACTACAGTAACCACACGAAGGTTGTTATCGTGATGAAAGTTGTTTTGGATTTGCAGACTAGATATCCATGGTTCCGTTCTATCGTGCGAGACCTGCGGGTGCTTCGCATCGAAGAAAATGACGATCTATTACCCCTGCTGGGCCAACCGGAATTGCCCTTCTCCCAAACTGGCACTGAATGACCAAAGATAACAAAGATCCGGGCGACTCGTCCTCTGATTATTACACAGAGGACGAAGCCGCACGTCGCCGCGACGAGGTGATCCGCCGTATGGCAAACACCCCGCCACAGCCGCGCATCAATCCTCGAGATGGCGGATCGCACGTGTTCAGTCAAGGTGATAATTCCCTTCGCGTCGGTATGTGTCGCGCTTATAGACCGCAGCGCAGCACTGTTCTTCATCGTGACGGGTAGAGATGGTATCGGTCATTCTGTCGGAACTGATGACAATTCGAAGCATTCCCACGCTAAAATTCCCACCATCCAAAGCAAGTACAGAAAGAATCCAGTCCATTCGTGGGTCGATTCAATACGGCCAGCCGTATAACCTGCAAGAGTGGACACCATTAGTCCCCACCCGATATTCCTGATCGTCTTTGAATGTGTGGTCATCTTATTATTTCCTACCCATCATGGCTCGCATCCGGCAACGGCACCGCATTATTCGATGCTAGGCGCAGCCGTCTCTGCTCAGCCACTGTGTCACTATACGTTGGCCGGTGATAGATCGGATTGGGATCCCGCCACTCCGCATCTTTCGCTTTCTGAAGCATTTCATTAGTAACAAACTGAGCTTTCGGGCCGCCTGCTTTTCGACACGTCTCGCTGCAAAACTTCGGATAGGGCACGCAATCCTCGATATCTGCGATGCTCGCGTAACACGACCATCCGGCAATGGCACCCGCTCCTGCCCGAACACCTGCTCGCTACCTAACCGGCCACCGCGCCGGCTCCCGAATGTCGATCGTAAAGCCGCCCTTCTGCCGACGGCGACGCATTTCCACTTCTTTGCCGTCTTTTACGAACACAGCGCGCAATTCCCTTTCCCCGCCAGCATCTGTTTCTCGAATTGCCGCCCTCACGGGTCCATCCATGTCGTCAGATAGCACATGAGAAAACCAAGAGCGGCAGGCGGATTTTGCCGCGCTCGTCTCAATGAAGCAATCCATCCACATTTCGCTCTCCTTGCTTGATATGTCGTTCATCCGTCGTGCGGGGCGTCAGGAAGCGGCGCTGGTGGCTCGGCCAACACCTGCTCCAGCACCCGCACGATCGCCTCCCCCACGTCGCCGCGCTCGCGCAGGCGGAGGTAGAACGCGTGGGGGAGGGGGACTGCGGTCCAGACGATGGGGCGGGTCATGGACGAGGCTCCGGGAACACCTCAAGCGTGCCGTCTGGCATGCGTTTGCTCTTGGCTTCAGCTTCCAAACACTCTGCCATCGCTCTAAGCTTCTTGGTCGCTCTCAGCCGAAGTCGCGTCGGGGACGCAGTCCTGCTTTCGGCAATGGTGCATCTGCCATGATCGTTATCCTCAACATCAATGCATCCGCCGATCTCAATGTATTTGTAGAAAACCGCTTTTACACTCACTTCGGCTCCTCCAGCCTCTCGCTCAGGACTTCGACGGCTTCGTCGAGCATCAGGTAATCATCGCCGATGCGCTCCCAATATTCGTCATTCCACTCCGCCACTTCCTTCCGCAGCGGGGGGCCACCGGACTTGACGCGGATCCAGTAGAAGCCGGGGGCGCGAGTCATGGTGTGGGGGCTCAGTCGGCAACCCAAGCGCCTTGCGCAACGCCCGCCAAGCCTCGACGTATTCAACTTCCGAACAAGGCGATCCGTAACCAGGCATCGCACCCATACGAACTGCAAATCCAGTTATGGCGTCCTGCTGCGTGTGGACTTCGATAAGAATATGCATGGCTTTGACAAGTGACATTTCGCTCATGGCCGAGGCTCCCATGGTTCAGTGCCACACGGCGCCCAATCCTCCCGACTGAGTAGCATCTTCGCCGCCTCCACTATCTGTCCTGCCACCGGACCACGCTCCTTGAGCATGTCGTAGAGCTTCAGCGGCAACCGCACGCTGACCTGGATCGACGACTTGGTTTTCCGCTTCGGCTGGGTCATGTGCCGATGATGCCATGCTGTGCTGATGGATGGTGTGCATTTACCGCATAGATGGTATTCATCCTGAGCGATGGTGTGCATCCTCGCTCGGCGCTACGGTCTGGGCATCGAACACACGGGAGACGAGAGATGACCATCACCGTCCAAATCCGCCAAGTCTACGGGAATGAGACGATCTATCCGGTGTGCAATCACTCTCGGATGCTCGCGGCCATCGCGAAGACGAAAACACTCACTGGCGAAATGCTTCAGATCCTTCGTGCGAACGGCTATGAAATCAAGGTGGATGCTCCAACGTTGAGGTTCGCAGCATGACCAACGCGATCGATCTGCCGATTGAAGACTGCGCAATTTCGGTCAACGTTGGCGCCGACGGAGTATGGCTTCACTTCGAAAGCACGAAGGGAAAGCATGCATCAATTCACGTGTGGAACACGCTGGAGCGTCCTAACATAACCGGCACTGCGATTTGCGAATGGTGCCTTGATCGCGAAGAACAGGCGCGCCAGATCCGTGAGAATAACGGACAGTTCGGAGTGGGCGCCTAACCCCGCCTCCCGCCACCACGCGCAACAGGAACCCCACATGCTCTTCCAAATCAAAAACTGCTTCTCTGGCGCCGTGCAGTTCGAATGCGAACTCAGCGCCGAAATGGCTGGTCAATCCTACTCTCTGCAACTTGGCTTTGCGATCAGGAAGGCGGTCGAAACGGGCGCCAACCTCGCGGACGCCAACCTCGCGGACGCCAACCTCGCGGGAGCCAACCTCGCGGACGCCAACCTCGTGGA